GTCGCCCGGCCGCATCACCAGCTGCGGCCGCATTCGCTACCGCATGCGCGGGCCGTTCCTGTACATGCAACTGCCGAGCGGCCGCTGCCTCTGCTACCCTTATGCCAAAGTGATGCAGTTGCCGACGCCGTGGGGCGAGAAGAAACCAATGCTAACCTACAAGACCACGATCAACCCCAGCAACGCCAAGCGCGTGATCAAGGAGGAAACCCACTCGTCGCATTGGGGCCGGATCTCGGCATATGGCGGCTTGCTCGTTGAAAATTCTGTGCAGGGGCTGGCGCGCGACGTCATGGCCGAAGCGATGCTGCGGGTGAATGCCGCCGGATATCCGGTGGTGTTGACCGTGCACGACGAGGTGGTCGCCGAGGCACCGGCTACACGCAGTGCCAAGGAGTTCAGGACCATCATGGAGATGGTGCCGCATTGGGCCAAAGGTTTTCCCATCGCGGCCAAGGCGTGGCAGGGCGACCGCTACAAAAAGGACTGAGCGGTGGACCCGGAGCTTGCCTATCAAGAAAAAGAACGGCGAGAGAAACTAAGCATCTGGCTGTGCCGCATGCTTCCGGCGCGCGAGCATCGGGTATTGGCGCTGCATTACGGGCTGACCTGTCCAGCACATTCATTTGATGAGATTGGCAAGATGTATGGTGTTGGCCGCGAGCGCATCCGCCAGATCGAAGGCAAAGCGATTCGCAGGTTGCATCATCCTCGTCGCCGGAGAAAGCTGGCAGGCATCGCGCCGTTCGATGTCGAGAAATACTATCCTGAGAATCCCAGGTTTTATGTTCCTGAATGGAAGAAAGTAAGAACGCCGCGTCAGCGGAAGCCCAAGCCGGTGCCTGAGACCCTGGCAGTGCCATCATTGCCATCAGTGCAATCACCTCTGCCTGTCGTCGAGCGCACGCCTACACCGGCGATGCGGCCGGTGCGCGGGCCGATGCCGCCGCGACCGATGCTGCCGCACTGCGATGCCGTGGCGCTGCAACAAATGAATCGCATGCACTACTGGAGGACATTGAAACTGTGACCGAAGCTGAGAATATCGCCGAATCGATTCGCAAGGTGGCGCTGCGCATGAACGCTAGCGATATGGGAGAAAGCCGGTATCGTGCGGTCGCCGACGTGTTGGAGATGGTAGCCAATCAGATTATCAATGACGAGGTCGAGCGCCGTGAAGCTGGACGAGGAGTTCAAGTTCAGGAAGAGACACCCTTCTCCTGACGCTGGGCTGCGCCCGCTGCTGCGCAAGCATCTGCCGCGATTCCACTGGACCACCATCGAGACCGGTGCTGCCACCATGGGCGTGCCCGATAGCAACTATTGTCTCGACGGCGTCGAGGGCTGGGTGGAGTGCAAGCAGTGTGAGCACTGGCGGGTCGAGCTGCGCCCGGCCCAGGTCGGCTGGATCGAGCAGCACACCGCCGCCGGGGGCCGGGTCTTCATCGCGGTGCGCCGGGCCAAGGACGAGCTGTGGCTGTTCGCAGGCTGCATCGTCAAGCGGTTGACCGCCGAGCGCCTCGATCAGGTGACCTGCCTCAACCATTGGGCTGGCGGCCCCAGCCGCTGGGATTGGAGCCAAGTCCAGCATCTGCTGCTGTCGTAACCTGCTGGATTCGTTGATCTAAAATTCTTCAAAATAGTTGTTGACAATAATAGACTATATGTCTATTTATCCTTTCGACGCCAACGAAAGGACCAAGTGTCATGCCTGAACTCGACCGACTGTTCGACAACGACGCCGCGCTCGACGAGCCGGAGATCGCCACCGACAAGGGCCATAAATTACCCACCGAGAACGCGCTCAAGTTCATGATCGCGGGCAAGGCCATCTTTACCATCAAGTCGCTGCGCACCGGCACTCACTTCACCTTCAAGGTGGATCGCTGCGCGGAGAAGGGCAAGGAGCACATGCACTTCGTGTCGGTGCTGACCGGCCCCGACAACACCGATTGGCGGCTGTACAAAAACTTCGCGCTGATCTTCACCGATCACGCCCAGCCCAAGCTGGTGTTCACCCGCGCGCCGAAGATCGCGCTCGATTCGCCCAGCGTGAAGGCATTCGCCTGGACCTGGGAGAAGCTGCAGTTCGGCTTCGGTCACCGCGACCTGGAGATCTGGCACGCCGGTGCCTGCGGCCGCTGCGGCAGGATGTTGACACATCCCACCAGCATCGCCTCTGGATTTGGACCAGAATGCATTGGCAAGGTGGGGCTCTAAGCCCCACCAGGAGGTTCACATGACCGAGCAGGGTGGCTACAAAAAGCTGAATCAGCTTACCGACTTTGAGTACATCCAGGATGCGTTCTTCCGGGGTGAGGCTGTCGCCTCTGCCTATCAGCCCGGCGATCTATTCCTGGGGGCCTATGGCGAGCTGGAGCGCATCGACATCGCCGGTGCCGACGCTCGCGCCGCTTTCATCACCGGCTATCTGCAGGCGCTGCCACGCCCGATTGTTACCAATAACAAAGGCGAGATTCTCAGCGTCGGGAAAAAATAGTTCTTGCGTTATTCGACACCGTGTCTTATGTACGTGTTCTGGAAAGGAACCAAACCCATGACCAACACTAAACCCTTCACCGACATCGAACTGATCGCTGCCATCGCCGAGCGCGCTGCGGCTTTGTATGCCAAGCACACCAAGGTCGAACCCGATGAAGTTCATGAGTTTGCCACAACAATCGCCCTGGAGGTGGATTGCGTGCATCGCAAGGTGCGGCCGTTGCGGTTGCAGCAACTGCTCGAAGCCGACGACAGCAACTTTGCCCACGACATCGGCGGCATCCGCCGACACTTGGACTTTTTTGCCTGCAAGTTGAACGACTGCTTCGTGCCGCGCTTTGCGGCGTAACCAAGGAACCTAGACCATGAACAACCTGAAGAAACTAATCGACGATTTCGGCGTGCTGAAAGCTCAGATCGCCGAACTGGAGACCCAGGAGAAGGCCATGAAGGCCATGCTCAACGAACTAGGCCCGGGTGCCTACGAGGGCGAGCTGTTCCGGCTTACCATCTCCGATGCTGAACGCGACACTCGCGACAAGGCTTTCAAGGCCAAGATCGAGGAGTTGGTCGAGGAGCACACTTCGGTCCAGTACCGCACCGCGCACACCTCCACGAACGTCGTGCGCAGTTTCCGTTCCACTGCTCGCAACGGCAAAGTGTTGGTGGCGGCATGAAACTGATCCTTCAAATCGCCACCGGCATTGTGCTGGCGACCGGCGTGCTGCGTGGCGCGGAATACGGCTATCACGAGTACGAGGTCGCGCGCGACAGCGCCGAGTACTTATCAACCAGCAAGTGGATCTGTGAATCCAAAGCATTAAGCGAGCAATACGATCCATACAAGCGACGTTGTGGACCCGATAACCATCCAATCAAGCCATGAGGGAAATTTGAACATGGACTTTCAGTTGGTTGACGAGGACACTGTGCTGATCATTCGTGACAGCAACATCCTTGTTGGGTCAATCAAGCGCGTCAGAGATATCTGGCGGGTCGAGATGCCACGTCTGGATGGCAGCGACGTGTTGCATGAAGCGCCATCCTTGGCTGCTGCCAAGCTGTTCGTTAGGTCAATAACCGAGAGCACCACATGACCGACAAACCGCGCTACTGGATGGGGGATGTCCCCACCCACGACGACTTCGGCGTGCCGATCTTCGATGAGTTCGTGGACGGCAAGCTGCATGGCCACACCGCTTGGGCCACCATGTCGATGGTTAGTTGGCGCATCTACGGCATCGGCGTTCTCGGCACCGGCGCAGGGCAACATTACAAGCAGCAACCCGACGGCCGCTGGCTAAAGATAGGAGGTTGAGGTGGGACTTAAACTAAACGAGTTTCGTCTCAAAACTTATGCTGAACGCACAGTGCTTAGCACGGCGTTGCAACTGTATCAGGCTCGCTACGCCCCCCATGGTAGTGAAAGGACAACGCTGAAAACGTTGCTGCAACGCCTGTCCCGCACCGAATGCCAACCGGGCGGCTGCCCGTACTGCAACGCCGACCGGGCTCGTGAACAAAACGCGAGGGTCGATTGACATGGTTGATTTGTTACGACGAACCACGAACTTGATCTGCGTTCGTTGCGGTGTCCCTGCCAAGAATTGGCAGGGCGGCTGGAAACACTGCAATAGCTGGAAGAGCAAAACCCCCTCGTGCGGGGAAGAGCCGGTGGTGGTCACCATTGCCGAGTGGGAAGCCCATCCCGATTTCGAATACTGGCGCAGGAAGTTAGAGCTATGAGCCGACGAATCAAACACGACTACGCGATGCCGACTGTGCACCTCAACGGTACCAGCCGGGATGAACTGCTGTCGCAGTACACCTGCGCGCACCGGCGGCTGCGCGAAGCCTACGAAACCATGTGCCTCGCCGCCCCGCACGGTCGCGATTATTACACCCAAGGCCACGGCGCTTACAGTTGCGCTGCGGCCGACCATACCAAGCGGCTGCGCAAGATTACCCAGGTCACCAACGAGATCGAGGCGATCATCCAACACCTTCTTGAACAGGAGCCACGACGATGAACCGCTTTGCACGCCGACGTCAGAAGTCCATCGACCGCAAGATCGACAGCCTGCCGCCAGCCGCCCGCGAGCTGGCGATCTCCACCGGCATGGAGATGTTCGACGCTTCGGCCCAGAAGGAATGGGAACGCATGAAGGCCCGTGCCAACGCCTTTGTCGATCAGCGTTTCGATGAAATCTACAAGGCGGCTTATGAAGATGCCCAGAAGTACGTGTGGGAACACATGCCAACCGATTTGAAGAAACAATCGGAGGCGGTCGAGAAGGAGGCCCAACGTTGGCGACGTGCCTATCTCGGCGTCTATGTCGATGCCATCCACAAAGGCGTCGAGTTAACAACCATGCCTGACTACAAGATGACCGCCGACGAAGCTTTGCTGAGCGCACGGCTGGATTTCCACGGGGCGATCACCATCCTCGACAACCGGGTGACCAAGGAGGCCAAACGGTTCGAGCACGGCGAGGAGCTGTATCTGGCAATGCTCTGGCTGGCCAGCACCTACCGCGATGCCAAGCTGGGCACCGAACGCTGCGCCGATCTCGACGCCAGTTGCCGTGGCCATTGCGGTTTCTCCTATGCGCCGCATCAGTCAGAAGTAACAATGGGGTTTTATAAATCTGACTACGAAGTGAAATATCGCGGCGAGACCGTGCTGCTGCGTGAGCATCTAGCCTACGGCGGCAACCGTGACGCCCGTCACACTATTCGCATTGCGTTCTTCTTTGACGAAGTCAAGAAGCAGGTCGTGATCGGCTACATCGGCCAGCACCAGCAGACGAGGCTGTCATGACGCAGGCACCCAACCTGATCGGCATGCTGTACCGCGAGACGTTTCGCAACGACACCAAAACCGCTTGGATCGACAATCTCACGCTCCGACAAAAATTCATGAAAGCGAAACGTTTTATCCTCGACGAATCGATGTCGGAATTTCTCGGCGAGTTGGCGACCCGCGCTTTCGTGTTCAAGAACATGGTGCCAGAGCAGCAGCCGCTGCTGCCTGCCCCGGCTACGGCTGCACAGCAGCAACTGCGGCTCAAGCGGCTGGAGGCGCTGCGGGTCAGCGCATGTGCGCCGCACGAGATCACCTGGATCGAATACGATCTGCGCCGCGCCATGAGCCGCAGCAATGAATTGCTGGGCCGCTACACACCGCCGGAGCAGATGCCAAAGACCGAAGGCTGGCTGATCGAGCAGCGCGGCAATGCTCTGTGTATGAGCGTGTTCACTCACAGCCCGGAGCCAGATGCACGTGGGTTTCAAATCTGGACTTTCCCGGTGATGTACTGCTGGACCATTAACGACGAAGTGCCGCCGTGGCGTTCGCTGGTCAGCAACAGCGGTGCCTCTGCCACCGGGATCTATAACTACGACGACAGTCACATCAGCATCACCAATTCACCGTGGGTGCCGACACAGGTGTTTCGCGAGGAGAACAAGGAAACCATCATCAACCTAATCAAGGAGTGGGTTGGCGTGATGCGCCGAGCTTGGGCCTTCCTCGCCTGCATCGATGACATCCCGGTGCGCACCACGCCGGTGCTCACCACCGGCAGTTTCCTGGGCAAGGGGCGCGTTCGCAGCTACCTCGACTACCACACCATCACCATCAACGTGCCGCGCAAGTCGCAGCCTGCGCTGGCGGCGCGAACCTTAGGCTCGATGGTGAAGCGCGCTGGCGGTCCCGTACGGGCTCACTGGCGGCGGGATTGGCGCAACCCTGTCTCACCTACCTGCCCGGCGTTTCTCGCCACCGGCGTCCATCTGTGGACCCAGGAGCAGGCTTGTAGTGAATGCGGAGGCAGGCGCATCCTGGTGCACGAGCATGTGCGGGGCGACACCGGCGTCGGCTTCAACATCACCGACTACGTTGTCAAACATGTTGACAATGCCCAGCCCTGAAGCGAATATGACAGATTGACAAAACCAAGGAGTACCGCGTATGCCGATGCCAGTCGCGTTTGCTCAGCCTCCCGCGCCGAAGAAGTTCACCGCCCAGGAAGTTATCGAAGCGGGCAATTGGGCGACCTGCCGTCTGTGCGCAGATGCCTTCCGCCGCCGGGTCGAGACTGCACGCTACTGCAAGCACTGTGGCAACGGTTTCTGCGAAGGCTACCACGGCAGCTTCGCGTTCGGCCATGGCTGCTGCGTGGTCTGCGGCGCGGGCAAGACCTATCCCCACGCGGCGATTTACAAGAATCTGCAGGGGGATGAGTGAGAAAAGGCCCGGCGCGGGTGACAGCCGACGCCGGGCAAGAAGGAGTGTTGAAAGAGTACAAGTCTCCTCAATACCCCAATCGCTATCTTTTGGACAAGCCGAAAACAAAACAATCAACAAGAAACTCGCCTGCCAGACTTGTGTTAAAAACCCGGAATAGCTTCTACCACGCTGGAGGAAGCTAGCATCGCGGACAATCCCGTCCGTAAATAGGAGTAACGACATAATGAAACGCGCATTGCTCCTGGCGTCAGCCGCTTTGCTGATGGCAGCACTTCCGGCGAAAGCCGACGTTATCATCAATGACAGTTTGTCGGGCACCGGCGACAACGTGGTGTTTCAATCCTCGTCGTCCACGCAAGTCGTCGGCACTTTCAACGGCCAGCATTCAGGCCTCGTTGACTTCAACTGCCTGGGTGGCTGCACCAACTTCGTTGGCGCGCAAAGCGGCAACGATCTCAAGATCACGGCCGACGGTCTGACCAACCTGTCGGTCCAGGTCTTCAACACTGCTGGCACGACCGTGCTGCCGACGCAGACCGATGTGTTCTCGATCACCGGCACCGGTGACGTGACCGTGGGCGTGACGGCCAACGAAGCCAACGGCACCACCAAGCTGTTCACCTTCGACCTGCTCTCCCTCTTTGGCCCACTCGGTCCTGGCCAGAATGGCTTCACGTTGACTGCGATCAACGGTGAGACCATCAACAAGTTCACGCTCCTTGATGTCGGCGGCACCATCACCGACTTCGAACACTACCGCGTCGATGTGGCCTCTCCCCTGGCGGTGCCGGGGCCGGTGGCAGGTGCGGGGCTTCCCAGCCTGATCGCGGCCGGTTTGGGATTGTGGGGTTTCCACAAACGGCGTAGGAACCGCCGCTTCGCGTAGGTCCAGGCTGTCCCGTCACGGTCATCTGTTCGGCTTCCACCTCTCAGGTGACCGTGCCAGCAATGTAGTTCCAACGGCGGGATGAGAAGGAGCTACTTCAAGTGGGATGTGACAGTGATGCGGCAACCGGGAAGCCAGAAGCCCACGAGGCCCGGCACTACCGTTGACGTTCCCGGCGCGCGTTGCACCAACTGCCGCCGCATGGTGCGCGCCGCACACAACCCGTTCGACGCTTCGGCCCCCACGGCAGGCGATGCCACCGTTTGTTTCTATTGCGGGCACATCATGGTCTTTACCAAAGCGTTGCAACTGCGTGATCCCACCGATGCCGAACGGCTGCAAATCGCTGGCGACCCGCGCATTGTTGCTATTAACAATGTTAGGACAAAGAACTGAACAAGGAGCTTAAGATGCGAACTCTACTTCTGTTACTAATTCTGACTACCGCTGCGTCAGCGCAGCAAGATCCCGCCAAGCCGCTGCAAATCCCGCAAGTCGTGCCACTGCCGTCGTCGGGGCCGAAGACGGTGCCGATGGTCAATCTCAACAATGAGAAGATCGGCACCGCGACGATGACCGGCAACACCGTCTACTTTCGCGATACCGACGGCACGCTGCTGGCGTCGATGGTGGTCGATAAAGACGGCGCGCGTACGCTGTATGACGCCAGCGGCCACGAGCTGCGCCACATGGACGGCAACGACCCCCGGCTGAAGCAATGACATGTCAGGGAACGGCTGGCTGATTTGGATGCTGGTGCTGGCCGTTGTCGTGATGGTTGGCGTGACGTTGAGGGGCCTATGAAAAACCGGAATCGGTTAGGGGCGACCCTGACTGATAGTTCGGCACGGCCGTGCCGGGCTCGATCAGAGGAGTGCATGCATGCATAAAAAACTGTTGCTCACCGCTGTCGCCGTTGCGGCAGTGGTGGGAACGATTGCCACCGCGAGGGCGGCGTCAATCACCTTCACCGCGTCGGAAGACGGCGGTGCTACTCAGACTATCGCTACCGGGCAGTCGTCGGCCACGTTGGGGCCGGTGGTGTTCGGCGACTTCACCATCCTGGCTACCGGGGCGACCCAGGGCACGCTGCCTGCTCCTGGGATTCTTCAGGGCCAGACTATCGACATCCAGTCGCAGAGCACGACCTCGCATACCCTGGACCTCCAGGTGCTGGGTATCGGCGTGACCGGCTCTGGGCTGTCGGCTCTGCTCAGTGGCTTCGACGCCACCGGGTTGTCGAGCGGCTGGACCGCAACGATTTCGACCGATATCAACAATCAGATCATCGCGTCGTCAACGTTCACCGGGCCGGTCAGCGGCGGCCACGATTCCAGCTTGAACGCCTTCAATTTGCCGGGGACGTTCAACGCCAGTGTCGATTTCCACATCGTCACCACCGGTGCCGGTGCGGCCAATCTCGGTGGCGCGCTGTCGGCGTCGGCAGCGGCGGTGCCTGGACCCCTTGCCGGTGCTGGCTTGCCCGGGTTGATCTTCGGCGGGCTCGCGCTCTGGGGTGCGTGGAAACAGAAACGCCGTGCGGGTGGTTCTGTCCCCGCTAACGCTATCGGTGCCTAACCGGCGCTGATCGACGGGAGCGTCCCTGAAACGAGCCCCGTAGCAGGGGCGCTCCCACGATGAAGATATAGGCGTATGGGGCCACGTGCTGAAGAAGAGCTGACCGAAAAACAATTGGCGCGGGTCGTCAAAATGCACCGCGCTGGGTATTCGCTGCGAGTTATCGGCGAACGCTTCGGGCTTAACTACAGCGCGATCTCACGTATCCTGCGTAAGTTGAAAGCATACGATGCCAAGAAAACCGGGAACCCTTGGAAATGATCAGACGATTTTTCGTTTGGCTCGATGAGCAACCGTGGTTCTGGGACTATCTCATCGCTTACGGTGCCGTCTTTGGCATGATCGCCACCACTGCCTACTACGCCTATTACGCAGGCTGGCAGGGTTTTTTAATTTGCGTCGGCTTCGGAGCCTTGAGCCTTTTGATCATGAGCAGCGACATGGCCTACCTGATCCCGGGTGTCGGCACCTGTTTGCGGTATTGGGACCGCAAGAACAAAGAGAAGAAAGTTCAATGACTGCAGCACTGTGGTTCACTGTTATTTACCTGGGGATATTTCTGATTATCTACACCCAAGCCGTTGGCCGTACGGTTGCGAAACCGATGCAGCAGACACCTGTCGATAACCCTGTGCAAAACCCCTACGATTACCTGTTCGATGACAGGTATAACCCTGTTGATAATAAGCGAGTGAACCCGTGAAGTATCGCGTTCTCTTCCCCTGCGGAGATGGCATTTGCCACGAAGATTTCGAGACCCGCGAACTGGCCGACACTCGCGCCATGCTGCGGCAGCAGCAACTGCAAGAGGACGCCAAGCGCGGGTTGGTCAAGGCCGACGCTTGGATGAACGTGCACATCCGCGAACTGACGGCGAAGGAAAAGGCGCAGTACCTGTGAAGAGGATGAAGTGACCAAGCGCGGTGCCGACTACCCACGCAAGCCTAATGACTTCTACGCCACGCCACCGGAAGCCACTCAAGCACTGCTCGATCACGTCGGCTTTCAGCACCGGGTCTGCGACCCGGCCTGCGGCGACGGCGCGATCCTCAACGTGCTGATTGCCAACGGTTACCACGCTGTCGGTGACGACATCACCAACCAATATAATTTCCTGACCGACAGGTTTCGCTGGCCTAACTGCAATATCGTCACCAACCCGCCATTTGGTATCGGCGGTCGCGATGCGCTGCTGTTCATCAGACGCGCCCTGCAGGTTTGCAACCTCAGAATCGCCATGCTGCTGCCGGTCGATTACGACAGCGGCAAGACCCGGCGCGCGGTGTTTGCCGACTGCCCGCACTTTGCCATCAAGCTGACCCTGCTCAACCGCATTCGCTGGTTCAACGGCGTCAGCGGCAGCCTCAACCACGCATGGTTCATCTGGGATAAAAAGCACAGCGGCGGCCCGCGCCTGCGCTACGCCGAGCAGAAGTACCCCAGCAAGCTGTTCTCTTGACAAAATAGACAGCATGTCTTAAGTTAAAGGCGAGGAGTATTGCGCCATGTACAAAACTGAGGAAGCTGGACGGCCGCGCTTCAAGAAGCCGCCGGTCCTGAAGATGCAAGTTCGCGAGGACATCGCGCGTCAGCTTGAGCCGATGACCCGCAGCGAACTGACGTGGTTCGACGGCAAGATGAATTCGGCCGAGTTCGCCCTGGCCATCGAAAAGCTGGGGTTAACCCCGTCGGATGTCGGACAGTGGCTTGGCATGAGCCAGCGCACCGGGCATCGTCTGGTGGCGGGAGACGTGCCGATCTCCACTGCCATCGGCAAGCTGGTGACGCTGATGGTGCGGCTGAAGCTCAAGCCCGATCAAGTCTGATGACCGAGCCCGTGCTTCACATGTGGACGATCTACCACAACCCGGTAGACCATCCCGGCCAATTCGTGGCACGCCGGTTCGAGGTCGGCACCCACAGCGTGACCCCGACTCACGATATGTACACCGCCGACACTCTGGCCGAAGTGCGAGCCCTGCTGCCGTTTGGCTTGATCTACACCCCGCGCCAAGTCGGAGACGACGCTACTATCGTGGAGGTCTGGATATGAGCCAGCAAGCCATTCTCAGCAGTTATTATCTGGTCACGCCGGATAATATCGGCCGGTTCGACGACGCTGCCCGGCGCGGCAACCGCAACGCCAAGTGCGTGATGCAGGCGGTGGTGGCTTGGGCGGCCTACATCGACCAGGGCGATCACGACTGCCACTGCCTGAACCCGCGCTGTCCCAATCGCAGCATAAAGTTCGACCCGCATGTGTTCGAGCCGCTGGGCATGATCGTGCTGACGCCGGAGCTAGACGACCCCAACACCCGCATGGTGGTGGGTATCTGCCGCGATTGCATCAAAGTCGCCGACTTCGATGACATGATCAAAGAGTCGCTGCAGTTCCTGCTGGACACCGACGACGCACCTTCGAAGATGAAGCATTGACAGCGCCCGTGTCCTGCACTATGTCAACATTGTTGACAAAAAGGATGTTGGAGTCATGAGCTATGGAACTGAGCACCGAACCGCTGCGCAAGTACAATCAACTGGAGCGCAAGCTGTTCGCCGCCATCCCGCAGGACGGTGGCCGCGTCAACCTCAAACAACTGATTTTCGTGCGGTTGAAGCACAATCCCGAATGGGACGTGAAGCACCCGCGCAATATCCTGTCCACAATCATGATCAGGCTGGCGCAGAAGATCGCGGACAACGACGAGCCGTTCAAGCTGTGCCGGGAGGGCGTGCGCCGGGAGCAGGTCTGGTACTGGCTGGAGCCAAAGGGTACACGCCGAAGCTCCCCCGCTGGAAACATCAAGAGTCTGCTCTTCAGCTAGGCCGCGAGCGCACCGCCATCGCCTATTTCATGGAGATGCGCACCGGCAAGACCAAGACCATTTTGGACGAATTCGGCGAGCTGGAGGCCAAAGGCGAGATCCAGCATCTTCTCGTCGTCGCCCCGGCAGGTGTCTACCGCACCTGGAAGGTCGATGCCGAGAAGCATCTCAGCGACGAGCTGGCGAAGCGCGTCAAGCTCTTACTGTGGGATTCCAAGGATGGCCCGGCGGCGCGCGAGAAGCTCGCCAGCATCCCGCAGCAGGGCGGCCCCAAGATCCTGCTGATGAACATCGAGGCGCTGTCCACGGTCGAGTTCGCCCAGGCGCTGTGCGCGCGGTTCATCAAGGCCGCGCCGACCATGATGGTGATCGACGAATCCACCGTGATCAAGAGCGGCAAAGCCAACCGCACTAAGTTCTGTCTGGCAGCGGCCCCGCACTGCAAGCGCCGCCGCATTCTCTCGGGACTGCCGACGCCGCAGTCGCCGCTCGACATCTACACCCAGTTCAATTTTCTCGATAAGCGCATCTTTGCCGAATTCAAAGACCTCAAGGCGTTCCAGGATCGCTACGCCATCACCCGGCAGATCAAGACCGGCAACGGCCGTATCATCGAGATCGTGTCGGGCTTCCAGCGGCTCGACGAGCTGCAGGCCACCATCGCCAAGCATTCGTATCGGGTGCTGCTGAAGGATTGCACTGACCTGCCGGAGAAGCAGTACATGGTGCGCCACGTCGAGCTGACGCCCAAGCAGAAACAAAACTATCTGGAGATGAAGGAATACGCGCGCACCAAGCTGGGCAACCAGGAATACGTCACCTCGCAGAACGTGCTGACGCATCTGCTGCGGCTGCAGCAAATCGTTGCCGGTCACACCACCAGCGACGGTGACGTCACGGTCGATATTCCCGAGAACAAGACCACCGAAATGCTGGCCATTCTGGAGCAATGGGTGGGCAAGAAGGCGGTGATCTGGGCGACGTTCGACCACGACGTAAAGAAGATCGCGGCGGTGCTGGAGAAGACCTACGGCCCCGGCTGCTGCGCCCGGTTCTGGGGCGGCAACCGCAACACCCGCGAGGCCGATGAAGCGCGCTTCAAGAATGACCCAAAGTGTCGCTTCATGATTGCCACTCCGGCATCGGGCGGACGCGGCCGTACCTGGGACAGCGCCGATCTGGTGATCTACTACACCAACTCATTCAACTACGAGCACCGCGCCCAGAGCGAAGAGCGCGCCCAGGCGGTCGGCAAGAAGACCAGCGTGCTGTATTACGATCTGGTCTGCCTCGACACCGTCGAAGAGAAAGTGCTTGGCGCGCTGCGCAACAAGATGTCGCTGAGCGATGCCATCACCGGCGACGACTATAAGAAATGGGTTGTTTAATGCCCTACAAAGATAAGAGATTTGATGCTTTTCGTCGGCAACGAATGGAGAGCCGTAAACGTGGCATTGCTTTTCATTTTACATTTGAAGATTGGGTCGCTTGGTGGGAGGAACATCTTGGTTTGGAATGGCTTACTAAACGCGGCAGCAAGCGTCATCAATTCGTGATGGCACGGAAAGGTGACATGGGAGATTACCATCGCTCCAATGTTGAGTGTATAACTGCTTCGCAAAACGCCACAGATAATAACTACAACAACCCTGATGGACACAACCATGGCAACGGCGGCGCATGTCGAGGACGCAAGCAGCCACTCGAACTGAAAGTAAAACTGAGTCGAATGCGTATGGGTGCCGATAACCCGTTCTACGGGAAAAAACACTCGGAAGTTTCGCGACAGAAGATGCGCGACAGCAGTAAACACTTTAAAAAAGCTGTGTCAATTGCTGCCAGAAAACGTATGAGCAAAGCGCAACAGCTTCGTTGGCTTAAAGAATGTCGCCCGTCATGACCGACCGTTTGACCCTGCCGCAGCGCCGACCGAATGAAACTTTCGAGCTGCATTTCGGCAATCACCGTAGTGCTTACAGCGTCACCATCGGTTACGCCCATGTTGACAGACGCAGGCAAATTCAGGAAGTGTTCATCAGCGGAGCCCAGGTCGGCACCGAAATGGACGCCATCACCCGCGACGGCGCGATCCTGCTATCGTTGGCGCTGCAGCATGGCACTCCGTTGGAGACCATTGCCAATGCCATCACCCGCAATTGTCGTGGCGAAGCCGACAGCATTATCGGAGCTGTTGTAGACAGGATACTGAAGCACTATGAAAAAACGTAAATGGGTAGCCATCGCGAAAAAGAAGAAAAAAGTTTCGACATCGCGACGAAAGAAAACACCGAAGCCGTGGGCGGCGGCGCGACCGGCCAAGCGCATCATGCCGACCGGCCAGTGGATCGTCACTGAGAGAGTGCTGGGCTTCTACGTCAAGAACGGTAAGGAAGAATCAGGACCTTACCGCAATCGCAAGGAGGCCAGCAACATGGCCAAGACCTTGAATTCGGCAGTGCCAACCACGTCGTTGTTCTCATGAAGATGTTCGCAATCCAGGCTATGTGCCCCGAGAAGCATCTGTGGGATGTGATGCGCCGCTTGGAGCAAGCGGGCTGCATCGGCATGCAATCCCGGCCGCTGCTCAATGGCCACGATGACAGCCCCAATGGCAAACACGAGCCGGGGACGACTATTCGCGATCTGGTGCTGAAGCTGTTTCGCGAAAGCAAAGGCTCAGTCACGTCAAAAGACGTGAAAATCGCTATGCGGGCAGCAGGCTTTGTCACGCAGCCGTACGGCGTGTTGTTTAATTTGAAGAAAGAAAAACTGATTAGGCGCGTCAGTGCTGGGACATATGCGCTTACAACAAGAGGCGAGGCAACCTGATGGCAAGGACGATGAGTCAGTACTTAAGCTATTCGTTCAAAGACCATGATCCCGTCATCGACAAGATGCGTACGATCATCAGCGACGAGAACGTCAGCTACAAAGATGTTCATGTCAAAAGCGGCGTCAGCGCCAACACTTTGCGGCAATGGTTCTCCGGCAAGACCAAGCGGCCGCAGCACTGCACGATCATGGCGGTGACGCGCTCGCTTGGCTACGAGATGACCTTCACCAAGGACAGCAAGGTGCTGAACTTCAAACGGGTGGTTCGCCGCAAGGCAGCCTGAAACCCTGGAGGCTGAACCACATGACTGACCGACACAGCCCGATCACGGCGGCGCTCGACGCGCACCAGAACCTGTTGGAAGAGCACGCCGTGCTGCGCAAGGAATTGCAGCATGCGCAAGAGCAATTGGCCAAGGCGCACGAGGAGATCACCCTGGCGGTCCACGAGACTGACCGGCTGCGCATCCAGGTTCACGACCTGACCGACCGGGCGATGAAGGCCGAGATCGAAGCCCGCAATGCGGCGCGGCTGGTCGGCCGCTGGCAGGAGAAGATCGACCGCTATGCCAGGATGCTGGTGGCGGACGCCCAGGAGATCGCCGCCACGGCCTCACCGGAGCCCCAGGATGAGCCAAAACCAAACGGGGGTGGGGTAGCCAGGGTCGATGCCGAAAAGCGGCTCAGCGAGCTTGGCAGAACCGGCAAGATCCACGAGGTCGACCGGGAAACCCGGTTGCGGCGGTTGTTCGAAAAAGCAGAGGAAGAAACCAGTGGCGTATAAGGCCGAAGTCATCGCCGACAACAGCGGTAAGTGGGTCAGCAACCAGCTATCGTTCGCCACGGCAGAGGAAGCGGCGGCGTACGTGGACGACCTCGCGCGCCGCTGGACCCTGGTGCGGCAGACCCGGGTGGTGCTGGCCGACGGCAGCCCCACCCACAAATGGGAGCACGGCGGCGTGAGCCCCGTACATGCCTGATGACCAACGTGATTTCGGCAGTGGTGGGGGTGATCGCAGCGATGCTGATCCTGCTGTCGCTGCTTTACTTGTTCGGGTCGCCACCGCCACCCGTGTCGGTGTGGGTGACCAAAGGCGACAAGCTCGCCGTCGCCGCTCCGGCGAAGATCGAGCAGCGTTGGAGCGCGCCGCCGGAAGCGCCGGTGGTGCCGCTGACCGTCACCGCGCCGCCGGAACTGGAGCCGATGCCGGTGCAGGTAGCGGCACCGGCTCGAGAATATACAGAAACCAAACGTAAATTTAGGCGTTCCTATGCCTACGACATCTGTCGAGGCAAGGGTCGCTACTACACCAATGGAGGCCGGTCGTGGCGCTGCCGGAGAAGCTGATGACCGACTTGTCTGATCTCTGCCCGCATTGCGTGATCGGCGATCTAATCGAGGCCAACATCCCGCAAGGAACGTACAAGGATGCTGTTCTGATACGGGCACTCCTTGAGTTGGCACTCGACATGATTAATTCGGCACCGCCGGAAGACCAGAAACGGCTTGGTAAGGAAGCTACAGGTCAGCTCATTGGTGCGCTGATTGAAATCGAGAAACACACCTATAAAACCGGCGATAAATCCAGAAGCGTACACTGAAAAACTTGTAAGCCTTTGTCAACAATGCGACGATATCAACGAAAAGCCGCTACTGCGATCAACAGTAGCGGCCTCCGTCTTGGCAGGGACAACCCCTGTGTGGACTGCGCGTGGTTCGCCACCGAAAGACGACCTGCGGCCCTGTCAAATAGCACGTACCCGTTCAAGGTCGTCAGCACGCGCCGGTAGACCGCCGTCGAAGGTTATGAGTGGCGACGGTCCAACACCCCTCGTGGTTCTAGACCAACCACGAGGGGCACCGCTTCCATAGAGAACAGGAGCTTAGCTTGCTTGCCAACCGTGATGAAGTGAAAAGCCTCGCCGACGACATCAACGTCGCCATCGGCAAAGGCCATCGTGGATATACCATACGCGGCCCGCAGATGTCGCTGGTCGTTAAGGCGCTGCAACAGATGCTCGACGGTGCAGAAAAACCAGTGGAACTGCGTGTGAACGCGGCGTGAACCGGGATCGAATCAGGTACAAGGGAGCCTGCCCCGACGGTCGTCGGTGCTATGGTTTTTGTGCCGACGAAGGCTACTGCCCCGCTGAGATGGGACGGTTACGCGCGCAAGCGATTCTACACAAAGCGACGTGGCAACAGCAGCCACGCCGCATGCCAGCCGCTGAAAATCCCGCGTGTCGGAACCACACCGGCGATCCAGCTCACCACCAGAATCAAGACCAGCAGCGCCAGAATGACTTGGCACAGCTTCAAGACCCACGGGTCGAGCGGGATACCCATCCACTTTAGAAACCACCAAATGATGGCGGCAACCAACAGCAGGACCGCGATATTCAGCAGCAGATAAAGAACGCTGACGACGAGACCCATGGCGCTTTCTCCTGCTAGGTGAAGCTGAAGTACTCGACGCCGGTGGTGCCGCCTGCATCCTGGACCCGCACGAGGTGGGTGCCGGGGACGGTGCCGGTGACGGTGCCACGCACCTGACCGTTGCTGACGAAAGCCGTCGTGATCGGTGCGCCGTCGAAGAGCACCACTGCTGCACTGGTGAAATTGGTGCCGTTGACCGAGAACGTTATCGCGCCGACCGGCGCGCTGCTGGGAGCCACGCCGGTGATCGTCGGCACCTCGACATAGGTGAAGGTCTTGGTGCCGCTGGATGCGCCGTCGGTGACGACCGTGACGGTGTGCGCGCCCGCCGCCAGTGCCGGAGCGCGTGCCTGCAGCATCCTGTCGCTCATGAACATCGACGGCACCACGGTGCCGTCGATCTCGACCACCGAGTTCGAGGTGAAGTTGGCCCCGCTGACGTAGAGCGTCACCGGCGCGGTGGTGAGTTGCGCCGCCGTCGGCGAGATCGCGCTCAGCACTGGCGGGGGCGGCGTCGGGTTGGTGCCGCCGGTCGGCGGCGAATAGGCAGGCGGCGGCAGCGGCAACGGCAGTTGGACGGGGGCAGCGCAAGGGCCGATGCAGTGGGTTTCGATCATCTTACGAACTCCGTTGTCAGTTCATGTTCGGGACTGTGGACGATCTCGCCGTTGATGGTGACCATGACATTGCCGGAAATCTCGATGTCCATGCGCCCCAAGCGTGGCGGCGAGACCGGCGGCCGCTCTGGCCGCACTGGCATATCGATCTGCTCGATGGGGCCGCCGATCACGTCGGCGATGGCGCAGCAGATGGCGTCGAACCTGTTGTCGTATTCGCGGCAGTCAACTTCGCTATCGACGAAGCAGACCTCCAGCAGCACGCTGGGCATCTCGGTGGAGTTCAAAAACTTCAAATCGGTGCGCTGCTTGGCTCCGCGATTCACCAGATTTCCCGCTACCGCCATGGCGTTGGACAAGGCATCGGCCAGATCGAATTCCGAATAATATAGCACCTCGACGCCACGCGGCTGGTCGGTTTGCTCATAGCAATTGAAGTGGACCGAGACATCCAGCTCGCGCTGCTGCGCGTTGTGAAACGAGACGATCTCGTCCAGGTTCTGGCTTTGCGATTGCGAGGTGTTGTCGTGAAACGGAAACACCTGTACGCCGCGCGAGACCAGCTCTCCCGCCACGCGCTCGACCACCCGTCGGGCTTGGTCCACCTCGTCGATGATGCCCGCAGCGCCGCGCACGTAGAACCCGTGACCGCTGCTGATGGCGACTGATTTGTAGGCCATGGCTATTCCTTCCCCCTGATCAGCCGACGCACGTCGTCGCAAGTCTCGATGGTGGTGACGAATTTGCCGTCGGCGAGATTGATCAAACAGGTTGCGTCGTGATGGACGTTTCGGTTCTGCCCTTGCCGCGCCGTCATGCTGGTGATCTGTGGCACGTTGAGCACGATCTCGCGCTTATCGACGCTGTGCACGATGATCCACTGCGCGAACAGCTCGATCATGTCGCTGGCTTGGTGACCACCGGCGTGATGCTGGGGCCGGTGCGCATCATCGTTGTCAGCGGCGATGGCGGCAGCGGCTTGTTGTCGTGCTGATCGACCACCGCCGCCGTCTGTGCTTTGAAATTGTTGAACTCAGCCTGCAGCGCGTCGAGATCGGCGCGCAGCGTTTCGACCGTGTCAGCCATTGACTAGCTCCTATGGGATGAACAGCCCGCCGTTGCTCTGAGAGCCCGCCACCGTGCCCGGACACGGGTTGCCGTGCATGGTGATGATCGAGTTTTCGGTGACCATGTATTGCGGCCCGGTGACGTTGTTCGACCTGAGCACCGCCGTGGTGTCCCATTTGATCTCGCTGAGACCGCCCGCTGCCATCGATGAGCCGACGGAAGTAATCGGGCAATCGATGAAGTCGAAGTAAACGGGACCGGGGAAGCCGCCACCGGCCCACAGCCCGCCGTAATTGGTGATGAGCAGCGCCGAGATCGGCAGGCCACGGCCATAGAACGTGGTGTCGCTGCTGCAACCGGCAGAGCCGCCGCCGATATTGAGGAAGGCGCTGCTGGGATTGGCTTGCCGAGTATCAAAGATGCAGTGATCAAACAACGTGCGGCCGCCGCCACCGCCAACCCAGGCAGCGTAGGCGGAATAAGGCGGCGGCGCATCGCGGTTCAACGTCACCCCGCTGACTCGCATTTCCGAGATGTAGGTGGCAGCGAGCGAGGCCCAGTTATTATTGCCGATATCGCGGCCGGTCAGGATATACTGCGAGGGGGCGTTGATATCGCCGGTCAGCGACACGTTGCCGCCGAATGGCCCCATCGCGCCGCCGCGATAGGTGCCGGGAATGCCGAGCCGAAAGTTCATGGTGAACAGCGGCGTCGAAGCGTAGCGGCCACCGGCCTTGGCCCAGGCTCCATCGATGGTGGCGAAGGCTTTGTCGGGCGTGTTGGCGCTGCCGTCGCCGGTGCTGTCATTGCCGTCGGTTCTGATCCAAAGATCGACCGACCCGGCGATGATCGGCACCTGCGATTGCGCCAGCCCGCACAGATACCAAGCCCCGGCGAAGTAAGCGATGATGAACGGCTTGCCGCCGACGATGTCGCCGTATAGCAGCGGCTGGCCGTCATTACGCAGGATCGGCCGCACGCCCAGGCCATCGACGTTGAGCGTGGGGTAGTTGCCGCACGTCATCAGCGAGATCGCCGTCAACGTCATGAAGTCGTTGTAGCCGGTGGCGGTCGGGTCGAGCGAGGTGGTGAAATTCACCGGGCCGCTGCCGAACCCTGCCGCGCGCGGCAATCCACGCTGAATCAGATAGCGGGCCGCGTGCTCGACCTGATCGAGCCGCGAGCAGTCGTAGGTCATCGCGGCCTTGTTGATCAGGTTGATCAGTTCGGCCTCGACGGCATTGGCTGCCGCAGGATCGAATCGCGGAGTGCAGCGCGAGGTGCTGTACCACAGCCCGTTGCAGTTTGGGCTGATGATCGGGGTGCAGAGCGAATTCCTGGCGTCGGTGCAAGGGACGCCGCTGTCAGGCATGATGCCGGTCATCGAGGTTACTCCTTCAGCAATGCGGCGACTTGCGCTTCAAGATCGCGGATACGTTGTTCCTGTCGGCTGTAGTTGCCGACAAATGCAGCAGCCAACAGTTCGACCGACAGCCACAGCCGGTTGTGGATCTCGCCCAGGCTTTGCCCGTTCTGTTTCCACTCGGCTTCGTTCGGCATTCCCGGCAGCGCCCGATCCTGCATCAGCCTGTCGATGTAGCTCGCCGGGTCGTCGGGTTGGTACCCGGCATCGAGCATGTCCTTAAACCGATGCACCAGATCGCTGCGGCCGGTCGAGCTGCGCTGGTCCCACTTCTCGACATCGAGCTTGCCGTCAATCAGTTGCTCGACGCCGAAGCAGGTCAACTGCACGCTGTCGTCAAACACGGCCTGGGCGTTGATGACGCCGGGAGCACTGGCACCGGGCGTGGGATTGCCCCAGGTCAGCGTGCCGTTGGGGCTGATAACCCCGGCCAGATTGTTACCGGCGACCAAGCCGACAGCGACGTTGGTCGAACCGATATTAACGGTGCCGGAACCGGCGAGCTGAGTGAAATTGTTGCTGCCTGCGCAGATAAACCCCATTGCCGTGTCGGCACCCATGACGCAGACGGCAGCGGCGTCATACTGGCCTTTATTCATGTTGGTCGCGAGCATGCCGCCGAAGCCGGTGGCGTTGGTCTTGACACAGAGTGCCGCATCGCCGCCACCGGCACCGCTGATGGCGCGGGTGGCGAAATCGATCACCGCAACCTGGGTGCAATGGAAACTACCGTTGACATCCAGAGAATAAACTGGGTTCTGCAGGTTGTTGATACCGATAGCGCCGTTAGGAGCGATGATGAATGGGGCTGAGCCCGACTGCGTATCGACAATGTAAAAATTCTGAGCATTGCCGCCGCCGAGAGAACGGCCGATCTGGTATTTAACGGTGCCGTTCGCATCGAGCAGTTGCAGTTGCGACGAGGTCGGGTGCTGGATCTGAATGGTGTCGCGAGCGCGAATGTCGCCATTCACGTCCAACTGCACCACCGGGTTGCTGGTGTCGATGCCGATAAAACCGGCGTTGTTGATGAAAACAGGTGTGTTACCGGCAACGGCATTGTAGATGTAGAAATCGTTGGAGTTGGTACCGGACAACGACCGGCCGATCTGAAACCCGGTATTATTGACACCACCGCTGGCATTGAATTGAATTTGCGCCGCACCGCCGGAGATCATCACGCCATTGGCGTTGATGTGCAGATCGCCGGTCATGGTGTCGCCGGTCCTGTTCACATAGGCACCGCCGGAGCCGCCGGTCGAGACATTGTCCACGTATTGCTTGGTCGCCACTTCCAGCGGCGCTGCCGGGTCGCGCGCCACCGACATGGTTTCCGACAGCGTCACATGCGCATCGGTGCGCCTGATCTGCAGCGCCCCGCTTTTGACTGCACCGTTGTCGGAACAGTTGTAGATGGCGAAATTGGACCCGGCATCGCCGCCGGTTTCCGCCGTGCCTTCACCGAGCTGCATCGCCCAGCGGTGCCCGGTGCTGAGATTGCCGCCCCAGATCGTGACCGCTTGGCCGGGGCTGTTGGTTCGCAGGTCCAGCGTCACCGGCCCGTAGTAGTTGCCGTCGATGTTGACCACCTGCCCGTAAAAATTGGCGCTGCCGGTGGCGCGGTCAAATTCAAGCGCACTGCCGAGCAGCGAGCCGTCATCGGCAAAACGGTTAATCTCGAAATTCGAGCCAGTATTACCGCCCTGTTCTGCGGTGCCATCGCCAAGCACGACCGACCAGCGATAGTTTCCATAAGTACCCTGGTTGCCGACAATCGCCGCGCCGCCGCTGCTGACCGTCCTGACCAATTGCAACGTCGGGCCGTTCTTCTGAATGGTCAGATCGCCGGTCATGGTGTCGCCAGCGCGATCCACCTTGTTGCCGATCTGATTGATCTGGGTGCTGTTCACCCACGAATTGAACGAGGTGCAGAGATTGTGCGGAGTGCCGCAATCCCAGGCCCCATCGGCATCCCAGCACTCAGCCAGCGACAGCATCTCCGAGACGATGGCGTTGGCCTGCCGGGGCTCCCACCGCGCCGTGCAGTCGCTGGGCAGCGCCGTGAACTGACAGGTCGAGATGTAACCCGCCGCCGGTGCGTAGGCGTTCTCGACCCCCTGCGGGTACAGCGGGTTGCCGCTGGCGTCACGAATGAAGACGCCGCCAGCCATGGTTTCGGGGAAGATGCTAGGCATCGTCTTCTCTCACTACAGGAAGGGTGACACTGGCTTGAGCGTTGGCGTTCTCGACAATCGAAACGGTGTAGATGCCGCCACCGCCGTAACTCACGGTGTCTCGGGCTTTGGCTTTCTCTTCAATCAGGACGACATAGCTGCTGCCGCTGGCGATGCTGACGCTGTCGGCGGCGTGCGCCTGCTCCCTGATCGAGCCGGTGGCCATGGATGCATCGACGGTGTCGGTCGCCGCTGCTTTTTCGACCACGGCGTAGTTGAAACTGACGACGAAGGCATCGACGGCGGCCATGGCGTTGGCGCGCTCCTGAATTAATGCCGTGAGATTGAACTTATCGCAGTCGTGCCGGATGATGTTGGTGGGGCAGGTCACCGGCATCAGCGACCGCACGATGCATTCGGCTGCCAGCACGCCCGGCCAGATCTGGTAGGGCAGACCCATCGGCAAGTCGGTCATGCAGCCCCAATCGTAGTAGGCCGGGATTTGCTCCGGCGGCATCTGGGTCTCGCACAGTTCGCCGTTGCCGACGGCGTCGAGCTTGTCGCTGATCGGCTGCACCACGAAGCTGATCGGCTCCGCGCAGTAGCCTTGGCATTGGTTGAGATCGGGCTCCGGCGGTAGCGGCGGGTTCGGCGATTGCGGCTGCTTGACGACGATCTCGGTATTGAGTGGGGCGATGACCCAATTCAGCCCGCACAGGTTCTTGATCACCCCCATCTGCAAACGCGACAGCGCCTTCAGCACGCCATGCTTGACCGCATCGAGCAGCTTAGGGTCGATGTCGGCCGGGCAGAACAGCGGCCCGCAATCGCTGTTGATCTCGTAGGGCGTCAAGGTGCCGAGCAGCAGCGAGCGGCAATGCTGCGCGTAGCAGTCCTCCCACTGTAACTGCGTGACCCAGTAGTCGAGCGTGGTCACCGCCGTCGCCGGGTTGCTCTCACGCAACGCGGGCCACAGCGCGTCGTGCACCACCGCCTTGAGCTTGAGCACGCAGTAGATCGCGTGCAGCACCAGCGACGGGCAGTCAGGGTCATTGATCAGCGGGCACTGCATCGGGTCGGGGTTGGGGTTGTGCTGGAAGTACGAAATCGCTTTCGCCTTCCAGAAGTCCCACAAGGGCCCCGACGGCAGCAGATTGAAGAAGGCAACGAAGGTGCAGCACAGGTCGTTGCCGCACAGCGGCGGCGGGCAGCACGCCGGGTCGTCGATCACTGCGACCGGCTGGCAGCCGTCGGCAGTGAGCGCGTAACCGGGGGGAATGGGAAACGTGTAGCTCGATTGAGACGGGGTCAGCACGGCGGCTTCAAGCTGTCTGGGCCGGTGTAAGTGATGTTACGCAGACACGGCAGCACGTCGCATTCGACTTCCAGATCGCCACAGACATTGACGAGGACCGCGCTGCGGTTTTCGCCATCGACCAGGACAAATCGCGCCGAAGCGTTGACGTCAGCCCCGATCACCGACGCGATCAGCAGCTCGATTTGCTTGACCCGCAGCGGGATGCTGGGGCAGATGCGGCGGAACAACGCAACAATAAGGTCATTGATAACCTGCTTCTGCGTCGATGTCGGGCAGCCCTCGATGTCGATCACTACGTCTACAAGTAAAGGAATGGGCGTATGAATCAGCCCGCAGACCCCGATTTCAACCTGCCCCTCGCCGTACCCCTGGTGCTCGCCGAAGAACCACGTGTTGATGTCATCCACGACGTTCTGCGGGGGAATGCCGCAGGAAAAACTGTCGTCGAACAATACGTAGAACTCCAGACGGTTGCCGCAGTTAACGCAGCCGCATTCGGAGCATTGCGCGTTGCATTTGCAGCAGGCACCCTCCCGCACGCACACCCGCGTAGCGCAGGGAAATTCCAGAAGCTTTGCCTTCGCCCAAGCCTGGGTGGCGTGGGGCTGATAGGTGAGGCGGCTTAGATAGCGTTTGCGGAAAGTCTCGCAGTCTTCCGCGACTGCGCCGTTACAGAACAGCCCGCCGCAGACGATGACGGTGTCGTCGATATTGGGTGCAGGCGTCGTCAGCGTGCCTTCGGTGACCGTGCCTGCCGAATTGAAATCAGGCCCCGGCAGCAGCGCCTGCACCCGCACCACAACCGTGCCGGTGGCGGGAATGGTCATGGGAACGGTGCCAACGGAAACGTAGGTGCCCTGGGATGTTGACACTTCGAACTCCGGCGGCACCGCCGCGCCAGCGGTGCCCGTCAATCTCACATAGCCTTGCGCCGTCGTCGCCGGTCGCGGAAACACCCCATTCGCCGCTGCCATCTTGTAGAGGTTGTCGCAGCATGCCGTCGCCGGGTTGTTCTCACGCCACATCTGGTCGGCGATGGCGAAGAATTGTTCGGCAGCGGCGTAGTCGTTGGAGACGACATACCACTCGTTGCTTTCCGGGATCACCAGCCCGCCGCCGAGCACGGTCGAGGCGAACTGATTCTTGATTTGGTCGAACAGTGCCTGGGGGTCAGGCCGCAGGATGACACAGGTCATGTGGGATACTGCCAAACCCAAGCGCCGGAAACGAACGAACCGGCTAAGTTGAGAACATGCTTGTTCTGCGCCACCACGGCCTCGACCATGATCGCGACCTGACTGCGACCGATATACTCGGCAGCGACGTTGACGCTGGATGCGAGTTCGAGCGCGACCAACTTGGCCATGTCGGCCTTAACCGCTGCCTCGATGGCGCGAACGCTGTCGGCGATGCGAATGTATTTCTTCTCAGCGGCGTTCCAGAGCGTCGAGCCGATATAGAGCCCGTCCTTGCGATAGCTCTCAGACCAATGGCCATAGATCGCCATCGGCGTCGGACACTGCAGATCGCTGCGCGCCCGGGTGTTGAGGATATTGAGTATCAGCGACACCAGCCATTCGTCGTTGACGATGGTGCGGCCTTCGGCCGTGTTCTCGTATTGCAGCCCCGGCAGCGCGCAGGTGGCACCGCACTGATTGTATTCACCGCAAGCGATTCGCTGCGTGGTCCAGAAGACCCGGCGTCTGCCTTTGGTTTGTTCTAAGCAGGGATCTAATATGGCCATTCACTGAAAGGGGGGTTGCGGGGCGCTCTCCCAAGCGTGGCACGCAACCCAATCAGACCGAAGGAACCTGCATCAGCCGGGGAGGACAGATGCAGGCCCCACACGGAGGAGGAACGCCGTTTATTATTTCTTCGGCTCGGGCATCGGAACTGGCTTATGTTCCGGCCGCTCAGTCTTGTAAGTAAACCACTTAGCGCCGCCCGCAGTGATCACCAGTGCGAGAGCTTCGCCCTCCGGCACCGGCGGCGGGGGCGGCACGTCGAATCCAGGCGGGAAGTAAATCGGCGGCGACACGACGCCACCACCGCCACCGCCGCCCCAGCCACCACCGGGCAGCGAATTGTCAGGATACGACGGAGCCCCGCCCCAGATACCGGGCGGTTGACCGCCGGGCGCAATCGGGTGAGCCGGGTGACCCGGCAGCGGCGCGCCGCCCCAAATCCCCGGAGGTTGTCCAGGCCCAGGCCAGACGCCGGTCGGCGGCAACGGCGCGCCGCCCCAAATCCCCGGAGGTTGCCCAGGCCCAGGCCAGACGCCGGTCGGCGGCAACGGCGCACCGCCCCAGATACCGGGCGGTTGACCGCCGGGCGCAATCGGGTGAGCCGGGTGACCCGGCGACGGCCAGATACCCGGTGGCGATCCCGGCAACGAATTGTCAGGAGCGCCGCCACTGATAGGGATAATCAAAGCAAGCATCGGCATGCATATTCCTCCTTGTGATAAAAACGTCACGATCCCGTGACGGGGGCAGGGTATATCACTTCTACTTCATCGTCGGTCTCGACTTGCAACGCGGCCATCAGCCCGGGGGATAAGTCGGCAACCCGCCCGGTATCTTTGTGCGGCCCCCAATCGGCAGGCGTGGCGAGGAACTCGCGCCCGGTCTCGCGCGAGCGCACCAGTGCCATGTGATCGAGCAGCGTGTCTTTCGGGAACTCGTCGTAGTCCCAGCGGCAGGCGATGTAGTACACCGCCGGGTTCAAGCGCCGAGCTAATCCACTGCTGCCGTAGGGCTGCTCCAGCAGAAACAAATACGGCGCGGTGTCATAATCGTAGATGAAGGCCAGACCTTCGTCTTCGCTGACGCCTTCGTCATCGGGGCCGCCAAAGCTCGAACACTTGCCTCTAAGATGCATCATCGTGCTGCCTCCAACGCTTCGACGCGCGCACTCAATTCCTTGACGGCATTGATCAGCGCGTAAATCAATGGCGTGCTGTCGATGCTGCGCAGATCGTCAACCGGCTCGCCGTCGATAAAACCATCGCGCTTTTCCACCAGCTCAGACATGGCGTGTTCAGCTTCTTGCGCCACCAGCCCGATGAACACTTTGTTGCTCTCGGCAACCTGCTTATGCGGAGAATCTTGATCAGCAAAAATATGATCGTTGCCTTTGTATTTGAACAACCGTGGTTTGAGTTTCAGAATTTCATCAAGTCCGCTGACGTAGTCGCCTAGCACGGTCTTGATGCGAATATCGCTGGAATCAGCCCAGGTGCCGCCGCCGGGCTTGTAGCCCTGACCGCCGACCAGGATGTTAACACCCAGGTTCATGCTGCCGGAAAGAGCAGCATCGCCATTACCTTTGACATAGAACATCGCCACGGTCTGCGCCGCATTGCTGACCTGAAATGCGGTATCGCTGCTGCTGGTGCCGCCGATGACGAGCAAACCATAGCCCGGCGCTTGGAAAATGCTGCCCCAATCCCCCGCGTTGTTGCCGCGATGCCAGACTTTGCCGGTGATGTCGGCACCGCCGCCACCGATAGTAATGGCGTTCGCCGTATAAAGCCCACCCGTGGTTTTCAGGTCGCTAGTGAAGTAAAACTGACCGTTCACATTAATTTGGGACTGATTTGTTCCTGCCCAGGTCCAGGTCCATCCCTGACTTGATCCGTTGTAGATCGAAAGAATGTTCCCGGCAGTGCCGGTTGATGGCGTGCTGATTTCGATGCCACCGCGAGCGCTACTGTCGTAGCGAATATTGAACACTGAGGCACTGCCCTGACCGAAGCCACCGATATTCAGCTTGCTGGCCATATCTGGCATGTAGACACGACCGGCACCGTCTATCTGCAAGAAGTTCAGGGATTGCGCTTGATTGCGAACCAGCAACGGCATGTCAGAGGTGTTGGTGCCTGCATCGAGAAGCAGGCCAAACGACTGACCGGTACCGGTCGTACCTCTTACGTTAACCGTCCAGGCAGCGTTTGAACCGCCTTGGAAACTAACCTGACCAGTACTACGGTTGATCGTAATCGGCGTCGAAAGAAACGCCCCCGCATCGCTCATCCGATTGATGTCAAAATTCGAACCGACGTTGCTGCCGCTCTCGGCAGCACTATTGGCGCAGTTAATTTGCCACCGATTAGCGCCAGCGGTTTGCCCAAGAATGTTAGCTTCTTGGCCGGACGCGCCTTTGTTCAGGACTAACGTCGGGTTTGTTGTTGCTATGATGGCATTAGCGCCAAATGTAGAAACACCGGTGGCGCGGGTGATCTTGAATGGCGTGCCAAGGACCGCGCCGTTGTCCTGCATGCTCCAGATCGAGAAATCAGAACCGACATTGCTTCCTGGCTCGGTGGTGTTATCGCCAAGGTTTAGTTGCCAGCGTGGATTGGCCCCGGTAAAGCCGCAGATGGCGTTGGCGTAGGTCGTTCCTGCAGACGGCTTAACAATCGATATGGCTACATTGCTTGACGGCTGGTTGACCTTAAGCGGAGCACCAGACGCATAACTAAGCTGCAACTGGCCGGTCATGGTGTCGCCGGTCTTGGCGACATAGGCACCGCCACCACCGGCGACGGCTGCTGTGACGAATGCCGTGGTCGCAAGCTGCGTGGTGTTGGTCCCTGCGGTCGCAGTCGGTGCCGTCGGCACCCCGGTCAGCGCCGGGGATGCGAGGAGAGCATAGGCCGACAGATCGATGGACAGGTTACCGCTCGACAACGCCAGCGGTGGCGATGTCGTCACCACCCCGGCCGGGCCCTGTGGACCAGGAGGGCCCTGCGTTCCCTGCGGGCCTTGCGGTCCTTGGGCTCCAGGAGGGCCCTGGATTGAGCCGCCGCTGACCCAAGCTGTCCCATCCCAGATCCACAGCGAATCGTCTGCCTGGACAAGGTAGGCATCGCCTTGGGTATTGCCGCTGACGGGAAGATCGCCCGACGTCGGCACCGAGCCCTTCATGGTGATGCCGGTGCCGGTCGCTCCCGTCGGTCCCTGAACGCCCTGCGGCCCCTGCGGGCCCTGCGCGCCGGTGTCGCCTTTGGGGCCCTGCGCGCCGGTGGCACCGGCCGGTCCCTGCGATCCCGTTGCGCCAGTCGGACCCGGAGGGCCAGCGGGCCCGGTCGTGCCAGCGGGGCCTTGCGGGCCGATGGGGCCGCGCGCGCCATCGGAGCCGGTCGGCCCCTGCGGTCCCTGCGGCCCGGCCGGTCCCTGCGGCCCGGCCGGTCCCGGCGGCCCCTGCTCGCCACCGCCCGAGCCGCCACCGCCGATCTGGATGATCTGGGCCGCAACGCCGTCGCCACGGTCGCCGCGCCCGTACCACATCGTGTTATCGACTTCGTTGAAGCAGATCTCGGCATTGAACAGCACCGGCGGCGGCCCCGGCGGGCCGCTCAGCCGACGCTTGATGCTGAGTACGTTAGGGTCGCTCATTTTCAGAAGTACCCGAAGTCCAAATGATAGCCTTCCATCGAGCCCATGCTTGCCAGCGCAGTGGGTGCGGGCACCGGCTCGTTGCTGACGACGAGGCTGTTATTGACGACCAGCAGCAAATGCTGACCGCCCTGACCTTGCTGCTTGACCGGCTCCTCTTTGCTGCCTTCGAAGTTCGGCGGCTTCTCGGTGCCGTTGACGATCTTCGGCGTCTTGACCTGCTTGTTGACGATCAGCTCGCCGACGCCCGGCTGCTTGCCGACAATGACCTTGTCAGTGCGAAAATAGCCTTCGCTGTTCTTGATCTCGAACTCGCCATTCTCGCCGACACCGAATTTCGCCTTGGTCAGGTGCGCCATGTTGTCGGAGAAATCGAGCGCGAACGAGCCGTCGGTCGGGTGTTGGATGCCGCCATGGCCTTCCGACCAGCGGCGCTGCTTGTCGCGCGGCGGCGTCAGCAGCGCATGCTTGAGCGTGGTGTCGCTCGACGAACCGACCAGAAACACTTCAGTGTTGAAATCTTTCTTGAGTTTAAACCCGGTACCGGCGACGTTCATCACCGGCGCTTCCTCGTCTTTGGTGTCGGTGCCGCTGACTTTGGCGATAGCGCCCTGGCCGTTGTACTCGATGTCGCCATAGATGTGCCGCTCCCAGCCGTCCTGGACATCGCGCGAGCGTTCGCGAAAACCTGCAGATGGCATCAGCCTGCCTCCCCAAACCAATCGGGCAACGTCAACGGTGGCGTACGCTCCGGTGTCAATTCTTCAGGTTGCTGCTTCGCAGCCGCTTCGACCAAAGTCTCCACCGGCAATTCCGACAGCATCGGCGCAGTCCAGGGAGCGGGGTATGAGCCTGCCGCCATCGCAAACCCTGCCTGACCGGCGCGGGCCATACCAAGCGTCTGTGAGATACTGCTCAAGCCGAAGCCACCGGCAGCGCCGCCAGCACCGCCGGATGGCGGGGGTGAGAGCGTAAGCTTGGTTTTGACCGTCTTCTCGTGATCGACGTAGTAGACCAACTCGGTCACCTCGAACACGTCGAAGATGCCCTCGACCGGGATTTCGCAATAGTGCGTATCGCCAATGTCCCATGGTTGCCCCGATGGCGTTTGGACATGAAACACTTCGATAGTCAGCTTCTTGCAGGTCGAGCTGCGCTTGTTCATCTCGAACCGCGCCCGCCGCTCCAGCGTCTTCTCGTCGCCGTCGCCATAGTGCTGCACCGTTTCCGGGGCGAAGCTTTTGACCCAGCCGTCCTGCACTTCCTTGAATGTCTTGAGCACCGCGTCCTTGCCCCATTTATCCTTGGGAGTGCGCTGGCCTTTGACCTTCACTTTGCTGCGGCCCTGGTCTTCCGACTGCTCAGCTTCGAAAGTGAGAATATTCTGCCCGAGAATAAGCGGGTCGCCGCTGCCCGATTGGCTGCCAACGCCGTCGGTGACTTTGAGCTTGCCGTCCCTGGTCTCGTACATGAAGTAGGCGTTCTCCATGCCGATGCGGTGTAGCTCGTCGATCACCCGCGCGCCGTCGCGGAAACGCACTTTATCGAGCTTGATCACCTCGCCCAAGAATTGAACCGGCACCTTCCAGGGCTCGACCAGCTTCTCGACCACTTCCTTGGTCGTCGGCTGCATCATGTTGGTGGTGGGATGCTGATGCGATGAATCGATCAGGCGTTTGCACTTACCGCGCGCTTGCACCTTGATCAGGTATTGGTTGGGGCCGAGATTGAGACCGGGATGGCTGGCTGCGCCCTGGCCGCTCGCGCCTTTGTGGTGGCCGCCGCCGTGATGCAGCGTCCCGTGGCTCGATTGCACGTGCGCGCTGCCGCTGCCTTTGTGATGCCGATTGCCGTGCTTATCGCTACTGTTATGACCGTTGCCGCTGCGCCGGTCCACGGTGCCGGTGAATGCGAGCTGCCCGGCGACGTAGACCTCGATGGGGCTCGACGCCAGAATCTCGCGCAAAATCGGCATCGACGGCATCGAGCCGCCGAACAAGGTGAGATCGAGTTCGCCGGTCAAGTTTTCTTTCTTGCGGGTCAGCGTCATCTCAGTCCACTGCGTGACTTCGCTGCCGCCGATAGTGATAACCACAGGCTTCATGCCGGTGCAATTCCGGTAACCAGCGGGCCGAAGCGACCGTTGGCGTCGATCACGTTGCGCGGTTCTAATTCACGATGTCTTTTGGCGTCTTTGTAAATGACATAGGCGGCGACCAGCGGATGCACGCCGCCACCGAAATTGACAGTGATCACCGGCGGCAGCCGATAGGCAAGCTGGTTCATCGTGGTGCGAAACTGGGTGACGTACTTTTCCAATTCGAGGTACAGCACGTTGTCGCATTCGTCGTAAGCTTTTTGCGCTTCGTCGTCGAACACCGCAGCGACCTGATCCATGGTGTTGAGCGCGTCATCGACCGTGGCGTACCGCATCGCCATTGCCGCTTCGGCCATGCCGACGGCAGCGAGGAGGCGATGTCGCTGCAACACCGCCTCCTCGCTCTCTTGCGCAGCCCCCGCTGGTAGCGTCGACGTAAACGCCGCGATGTTGGCCAATTTGCGCATCGTGGTATAGCGCGTCGGTGCGTCTTGGATATTCACCGCCACGGCGTTGAACCCGTAGGCCAGCGCGGCATCGACCTTCTGCGGCATCGCCGCGAGCCCGGCATCGGTGGCGACTTCCTGCATCTTTGCCACGTTGCGCCAATCCTGCGCCGGAGCGTCGGCAGGCAGCGCCAACGCAACTGTCGTCGCCACGGTACTGATCAACATTTGTGTGGTGGCGATCACGTCCTGCTGCCACGGCTGCGACACAAAGAACGTGCGGTAGCCCGCAAAGAACGATGCCTGCGATGCCCCGGCGAGCCCGGTGGAAATGATGCCGAACAGCGCATTGCCCAGGCTGCCGAGCCCGCCCGCGACATTGGCTTCGACGAAGTCGAGCGAGACACGAGTCTCGCCGGGCTCCTCCGGCGTGTCTTTGACGGTGACGCTGCGACAGGCCACCATAACGGTGCCCGCCGTGGGATGCACCAGCATCCCCGGTCCCGGCGATTGACAAGCCTGAAACAGAGCTTGAGACGCGGCGACATGATCGTCATCGCGGAAAACAGCGTTGAGTTTGTACAGCCTGATCTTGCGGCCGAGATCGCAATATGCGGTGTCCTCGCCGAACGGAAATTCACCTTCGGCACCACGGCGGCCGCCTTCGGCATCGGCATCGATGCAGTCGAACAACACACCTTTGAACGACGCCGGGACGTAACCGCGACCGATGGCACAGTTGGATCTAGACATTTTTGTTTAGTTCGCTTTTTCAACTTTATGACCGTGGTCATAAAGTTGATTTTCATCAGTCGGGCGAAGCCGGGTGGATCAACCCGGCTTCGCCGCTGATTCAGCACCCAGGCAAGGCTGCTGGAGTGGGTGCCAAATTCCTACTCAGTTTTCTGCGCGCCCGCGTCGGGCTTGCCGCCGCTTTGGCTGACATTGATGTGAACATTCGCGGCGGCAGCCGAAATCGCGGCGGCTGCGGCGGCACCATAGGCCGCGCCCGCAGCAAGAGCGCCCGAAGCAATGATCGATGCAGCCTGACTGCCGCCTTCCGCTAGCGACGAAGCAGCGGCCTGGATTTGCCCGGCACCCGTACTCAGCCCAGTTTGCAGTGTAGTTGCTGCCTCGCTCACCTTGGTCGCATCCTCGCTCCAGGGAGTTGCTGGCGGCGGCTCGACCGTTGGCACTGCCGGAACTTCGGTGCCCGGCACCCACGGCAGCGCCGGTGGCGGTCCAGCAGTGGTGACCGGCACGCCTTCGGGGCGGCCGTCCTCGATGACGCGAACCCCCTTCTCGTTCGCCTTCTCGGTGCCATCTCTAACGCCCTGTTCGATCTCAGCGGCGGGTGTCGGTTCAGGCGGTTTTTCTTCCGGCGGCTTTGGCTTCTGGTCCAGACCCAACTTCGTCCTAAGCTCGTCGATCTCGCGTAGATTCCTACCGATTTCTACTTGCAGCTTTGTTCGCTCAGCCTCGATCTTTGTCTTCAAAGATTCAGGCATCTCACCTTTGTGACGCCGCATGTAATTTAGTTCACTAGGCGTGGCCAAGCCTTCGGGGATCTTGTGTTCCTCGGCTATCGCCGCTAGCCGTTTGAAATCCTCGGCAAGTTTGGCCTGTTTGAAATCAAGATCAGATCGAGCTTTCGCCGCCACTTGGGCTTCCGGCGAAAGTGGAGTCATAAACCTTCTGAACACGCCCCAAGCAAGCTCAGCAGCTTCAACAGGGAGCCTGATTTGGGGTGGAGCCGCTTTTATAAGATCATCGACGACCTTACTTGCCGCGTTCTCCTTCTTGGCATCGCCTTCTTTTTTATCCTTATCCAAATTCGGCAGCTCAATGCCGAACAGTTTAGCAAGTCCTGCTGCGGCACTGCTCAACAAACCGCCTGCCTTCAACAGCTCTGGCCCCGCCGCGATCATTGCGCCAGCTCCTGCCGTCGCTATCGCCCCGGGAACGTTACCTTCAGCCAATTGTTTGGCGGCATATAATTCAGTAATTCCTCCCAACCCGGCAAAGATAGTTCGATAATCGTCTGGCCCCAGCGTTCCCTTCCGGCTTTTCTCTTCGATGTCAGCCGCCTGGGTGGCAAGACCTTTGCGAATCGATTCAGTCATGGGTATCGCCGCTTTCAACAGCGGCTTGACGAACTCGGCAGTGGTGGACTGCAACTGACTTTCCAGCGTGGCGAACTGAACACGCGGGCTGTCCGCCGTGAGCCGACGAATATCCTCTGGTTTACCGGAGCGCAGGTCGGCTTGATCGAGCTTCTGCTTGATTTCTTTGTAGTTATATAAAAACGCAGCGATGGCGTCGACCGCAGTGCGATCACCCGCCACTTTGGCTGCCGCCTCATACGCCCCTTCCGCCGTGGTGGTGTCGAGCCCCCACTTACGCTTGGCGATGTCGGCAAAACTTTCAACTATTGGCCGTTCTCTGCCTTTCTTGTCTTTTCCCATGATGTACTGGCCGGTCGCGGGATCACGCAGACCCTCGCCCAACCATTTTGGCAGATCGTGCAGCAGCAAATTCTTACTGGCTTCGGTCTGTGCCCGGCCGAGCCCGGCCGCCATCTGGTTGGCATTGATCGCCTTGGTGATGCCACGGCCAGAGAGTTGCTTGACGGCTTGGTTGTAGCCGACGGCGGCGCGAGTGCCGATATCTTCACCGAGCAGCAAAGTCGCGCCGATGGCGCGCCAATCGGCAGCGTATTTCGAGCCCGACATGTATTTCGAGATCTGCCGGAAGAAGCCGCCGGTCATTTCCTTGCCGATTTCCGGCGCGATCTTCTGCAAATACTCGACAGATTCCGCCAGTCGTCCTTCTGAGAACGGGGCGTTTGGAAAATCTTTTACCTTAGTTCCGGGCGCAAATTCTCCGCGAGCAATCGCTTGGTCCATCTGCTCTTGATTGTGGATGTTGATGCGGCCCATCGCATCAAGACCCTTGATGTAGTTGTAAGCGTTGTCGGTCGCCTGCTCCATCGAGCCGCCGAGCAGGAAGTTGGTACGCGCCAGCTCTTCGACTTGGCTGACCATTTTCGCGGTTTTTTCGGGATCGGCGGTGATACCGAACGCTTCGGACGCGACCTGTTTGCGTTGAGCCAGATTGAAAAACGCACCGCCAGCACCTTTAACAGCGATTCCCTCCGGGCCGTACAGCTTCTCCTTCTCCTCACCAATACGTTTTATATCTTCCCGGAAAGCCGCCTCTGCTCCTGGCGTCTTCGTCACAGTATCGATCTGCTTCATCCGCAACGCCTGTTCGGCGATGTCAGACTCTTCGATGCCTTTCTTGGTTTCGCGGCCTAGATGATGAGCAATGGCGGCTGCGGTGACACCAGCGAAACCGCCAAGACCGGCGGCAAAGCCGTAGCCGATATGGGGAGGAAGGCCGATACCGCCGCCACGCTGCCGTGCCGGTGCTGCAGCGGCCCGCTGTGCCGCAGCAGCGCGCTGTGCTGCTTGTACTGGTTGACGCGCTGCCAAAGCCGCCTGCTGATTGGCGCGCGTCATGTAGGTCGCCATCCGCTGCGCTTGGTTGGCAGCTTGCTGCAACCCACTCACCTGAGTGCCGATGCTGAAACCGCTGGATGCCGACTTAGCACGCAGCAGTTCCCGGTTCAGGCTGCGGAGATTACGAATTGCGTTCTGGATGCCCTTATCCTGAACGCTGATACTGACACTGACGCTCTTTAACGACCTTGCAGTCGCTTGCAACTTGCGGAGTTCAGCGTTGATCTTGTTGATCGCGCCGCTGGACTCATCAATTACTTTGAGCGTTGCACTTTCGATGAAGGACATTTAGTGCGGCTTGCCTCCAGCCAGCGTGACCCGAAATCTCATTTCTTGACGATGAACTTTGTTGAACGCATTGATGCGCAGCGTCAGAAGCTTGAATGGCAACGAACTTACATCACCAGCCGACGCCGAGTAGTAACGATACTCTTCTACTCGGTCGATAACTCGACTGGCGGCTCGAGAAAAAGCGGCAGAATGTCTCGCATAATGGCCCAACCATCGGCGACCGTGATTTGAGCCACCGCCCACGACGGCAAGCGAGTCAGCGAAGTCCCGAGCGGCTTGGCGACGGTCGAGATCAGCGTCAGTGTCTGCTGCGCTGCATTCGGTGCCACCATCACGTCTTCGATGTCACCATAAGTTTGCGCCGCAAACTCCAGCTCTTTAATCGGGTCTTTGTTCTGAATTGCAATCGGCGTACCCAGCTCGTAGATGATTCCAGTGTCTACGCCGTCGCCTTTCTTGATAATTTTACCTGGGTTGCCCTGCGACTCGTCGATCTGCGCCGCCAGCGTGCGCGCCGATGGAATCGTCATCTTCAACAGGTCTTGCATTCTGACCGGAGCCACGGTGCCGTTGACGTAGAACGTCACCTGTTTCAACAGGCGCAGACGACGCAACCGGGCCTCGTAGCTCTTAGGTTCGGTCAGCCGATTGGCTTCGTTGATGCACTCGGTGTAGGTCGAGAACAACAACGGCTTGACGACAGCGCCATCGACAACTGTCGTGTCGTCAAGCTGAAGGACAATCGGGATCTTTTCACCGTTCAACGCCATGACTAGACCGTGCTAGGGGCTGGAGCGAAGGTAGGTTGCACCAATTCCGGCGTCGGCTGCAACGTCCCCTGCGGCAGCATTTCGTCGATTTCGATGAAGGTGATCTTCATCGACACTTCGTGGGTGTCGCTCTTGTCGTCGCCGGTGCCGGTGCCCTTAGCCGCCGAATAGACCAGCCCGTTGTAATACTCAACCTGCAGGTTCACATCGGAACAGCCTTGGTACATCGCCAGCGGAATGCGGAGATCGCGAATCACCTTGATCTCGACCTCCGGGTTGGTCGGCTTGCGTTTGACATAGCCATGCGGCAGCGGGTCGTTGTTGTACGCGCACAACCGCCACGTCGGCAGATCCTCCGACGACAGCACATGCGAGATCGGGCCGTACACGACATCGGTGTCGCAGTCACGGAACGACATGATGATGTTTTTCACACCAACTTGGTTGTCGCACGTCAATTTTGCCTCCTATGGTTGTGTAGGGTAAGTTCGGCGCTTGCCTTGACGGATCATTGTGATCGTTGCTCCGCTCACGCCGTATTTCTTGGCTAATCGAGTGCGAAAACCCCAAGAACCATCCGCCGCTCGAATTGCCGCTACCTGCTTTTCCGTGAGCTTGGTAGCGTGATTAGCATTTCCCCAACGAACTGATTCAGCAGGGTACTTCCACTTTCTCTGCTTCCACCCTGTGCCCAACAAATCTTGGCGATTCTCTGCTCGCGTACCCCACACAATGTTCTCTGGATAGCGATTATCAGCAGGGTTTCCATTCAAATGCCGACACTCCTCGCCTTTGCGTCGAGGCCGATGCCACACCGTGAGAACAAGCACATGAACATGACGTATACGCCCGCACACTGTTACTCTTGGATAACCGCAAGCATCAGGTTTGGTACTTCGCAGAGTAATCTTGCACACCGCTTGCTTGTTGATGAGTGCGCCCGGTAAAGCTCGAACACGACCTTTGTTAGAAACCTCGTGCAATAGACAGCCTGGAATCGCACGCCATTGTTCTCTCACATCTCATCTCCTGTACTCGACTACAGGAGAATTTTAACACGAGGTTTCTCACAGGTCTACGCTTAGTGACAGTTGTCAAGCAGCGCAGGCTTGGCGTTGATGATGATGTTGCTGATGCGAACCGGCGGCCGGTAGATGAAATCCAACCACAGCTTGCCGGGAATGCCCTGACACTTCGGCGCGATCTCGAAATCGGTGCGCAGCACGATGTCGGTATCGATGTTGTCGAACTCCGAGAACAGGATGCCGACCTGCGACTTCGCCCAGGCCCGAAACGCGCCCAGGATCAGCCGGGGGTTGGTGCCGCGAATGCCCGGGGGAATGGTGGTGTTCTTGGTGTAGAGCCCAAGCCCGAGCACCCGGCCAAGCTGAATCGCAGCGGCGTCGGCAGTAGCCGCCGCAAGACGCCGCGAACTGACATTCCACCACGTTGCGTTCAAGCGACCGTTGGAATCGTACCTGTTATTAGTGATGTCGTTGACGACCATCGGCTGCGTCATCTCGCCGGTGCCGCCGTTGAGCGGGACCGTAACCACGAAGCCGGTCGCCTCCAACTGTTGCTGTTCGTCCCAAGTCCAGCATTGGAAGCAGCTCTCCGGCTGCCGCAAACACGTCAGCACGCCAAACTGCGGTCCCTGCACGTTGATCTCGGGATTGTCCACGGTCGAGCAGCAGGACAACGCCGCATAAGCCGCCGCTTTCAGCCAGCCGGGCTGCGGGTCGGTATCGCAGCAAGCCATGCGCGAGACTTCGGCGCTGTTAGTATCGGTCGCCAGCACCTGACCGAGCGTGCCGCTGTTGTAGGTGTACCCGTGGCCGAAACACTGCGGGTGATCACAAGACCACGCATCGGCAATGTACGCAATCATCGCGTCCTGCCAAGCGGTGTCGTCATAGAGCATGGCGATGCAGCAATAGCAGCACTCACCCAGGATCGCCGAATAATCGAGAATATTCGCGGCACCGCTGCTCAACCCCGTGGTGCTCTGCGCGATATCCACGGTGACGCCCGCAGGCGCGTAGTTAAGCCGTTGATGCCAGTTGAAGATCGGCATCATGCCGTTGCCGACGGTGCCCTTGTTCTTCGCCGTCAACGTCACCGTGCCGGTGGCGGCAGTCACCGTGAACGGCAGCGTCGGGTCAACATTCAGCGCCGCCGCCACCGCCGTGGCGATGTCGAGCGGGACATCGTTCTCGTGCACCAGCGTCGAAGTATTCCAGCGGCCATCGGCGATGAAGATGTCGACCCGGCCGTCGGAGGTGGCGGTGCCGGTAAAGGTGATGGTGTACACCGCTGCCGCCGTGGCTCCGACATCGGCGTCCTGACGCGGCAGCGCGTAGAATTCCATCGCCTGGGTCGGGCAGCAGCCGAACGCCGTCTTCAAGCCTTCGGAAATGACGCTGCCCGCGCCGAACAAAGTATCGACATCGCGCAACGCCGGAATCTTGCGCAGCGTATCGGGGTCGGCATCGCCGGTGTCGAGCATCTGACCCTCGACCAGCACCCGGCACTTCGACGGGTAGGCATTCAGCGAGGGATCGAAGCAGATCCTGATTGCGCCGGAGCGCAGGGAGTCAATCGCCATGAAAGGTCACTCCTTTGCAACAGTGAACGGGATGGCTGCTTAGTCGGCAGCCGGTTTCTTGCGCTTGGTCTCGTACTGATCGCGATCACGCACTTCCAAATCATGATGGTGATCGATCAGCCGCCGAATGAACGGCACATCCGGCACCGGCACGAACTTATCTGTTGGGATAATTCGGCCTTCGTAGTAGGCCCTGCGGCCTTCCACGGTCTTCACGTAGATCATTGCCACATTGGGCCTCCTCTTCTTGCCAAAACCGATGCTGATACTCACATCGATGCCGAATAGTTGACGTTCAGCACGTCGTTAACTTGGATTGTTTTGTCGCCAGTAACAAAAGTACTAGCCGAATAAAGGACGCCGGTAGTGCTGTCCTGAACATTGGTCGCACCGGCACCGAACACCAAGAATGCGCCTTTGAGCGCCCCCGCCGTGGTGAAGGTGAACTGCGCGTAGCTGCTCAGCGTCTTAGTAGCGTTAGCAGCGGCGGCGAACACCGTAGTAGGGCGCGTGTTGCTGTACTTCGGGTCGGTGCCGCCACCAGCCTCGAACCATCCCGGATGTGAGGCCATGGTGTCGGTGACCGCCACCTGACTGTATCCAGTAGCAGCAATCAGCCCGATGAAAGGCCCGACCACCGTATAAGGATTGCCAGCCAAGAAAGCGTCAAGCGCAGCGTTTCTGCCGACGGTGACAACGACATTGCGGATGCTTTCGCACCACTTCAACCGGCCCTGCTGGTCATAGCACTCGAACGTGTAAATACCGGAAGCATGAGCCTCTTCAGCAATGCTGGCACCACGAATAACCGACGCATCGGCCATCGCTACGGCGTGTGCTGCTTCCATCGTCTTAAACTCCTCTCAGACGGATTTCCGTCGGCCGAAATGTTCACTTCGTCAGGCCAACAAATGCCCGGAGGTGGACAGAGATTAAAGCTGATCTTGAACGGGTCGCCTTGCGGCGGGTTGGACGCACACCACTGGAACGACGCGATGAACCCGAAAGTCAGCGTCACCGCGAATGGGTCGGCGGTGAGATGCATGGCGCGGTAAGCGATGCGCTCGCCATTCGGCGTCGGCCAGCGCGTGATGTTGGTCAGCAGCGTGTCACGTATCTGTTCGTAGGGATAATACGACCAGAACGGGGTCTCGCCTTTGTCGTTCTTATATCGCACCGGCTTGAGCCAGAACTCGACAACGAACGTATCTTCGACATTGACGATGCCGTTGTAACTATTCGAAGGCGACTTCCCCATGCTTTTAACAAACCCGCACATCACCAGCGGCAGCGTCGGGGTGTTTTCTTTGGTGATAGTTGCATCGGATACCGCCAGCGACCGGCCCTCTAATTCCGGGAACCACTCGGCGATGGCTTCGGCAAGCGCAGGCAGGAGCCGGATGTCGCTGGTAGGAGAAACTTGGAATGCGTCTTGATCGACGACGTTCATCTAACCGCTGGAATGATGAAGAACATCAGCACTAGAGCTACAACGACCATCGCCAACATAATCAAAATGTATGGAGGCGGCCGCATCTCAACCGTGAACCCACTGTACCCAACGGCCCAAAGCGCCCTGGCTTTTTGCAATGCCTTCCTTCAGCGCATCATCGCTCATCTTGCGCCGCGCCATCTTGCTGGTGCCTCCACGCAGATAGAACGAATAATGCATGCTGGTGCCGACTGTCACTTCGTCAACCGTGACTTCCGACCTGATCGTGCGCCTTAGATTGCCGGTGCGCGAATTCGGCCAAGCGCCGGGAGCCGACGGCCCCGGGTATTGGCCCATGCCGTTGCGGAAGGCTTCCTCGGAAGCGGTGCCAATAGCGTCGAGCCAACGATGGACCGCATTAGGGTCTTTGCGAGCGTGGAACGGAGCCCACGGCGTGAAGATGATCTGGATCCCTGCCATCAGAGTCGCACGTTACTGGGTTGCGGCTGCAATATGTTGTTGATCGGCGGCAGCACATCCGGCGACCGCTCGATCAGGTGCGTGCTCAGCAAGATCCACTCGTCGGCATCATCGAAGCCGAGATACTTGTACCAGCGCGGTGAGGTCTTCAGCCGTTCTTCGTAAATCCACGCCATCGAGCTGAGTTCGAGCCACGTTCGTGAGCGAATGATGATGCGGTGCGTCTTCCAGGCGTTGTAGCTCTCTTTGAACGAATACCCAGCGGTCGATTGGAACGACGGCAGGTTCAACGCATCGTCGATGCGCGCCCATACCCAGGTCACCGGGTTGCGCGACAGCACCATCATGCCGTTCTCGGTAACGACATCGTTCTGCGTGCACAACGCAATGCGCCGCTTCAAGTCGGCGATCTTGATTTGCGGTTTAGCGAGTTCGAACAACCTACACCACCTTGTAAATCTTGGCGCGCACCGCGCAGTCCTTAGCCTCAAGCAGCTTACGCAATGCCGCAGTGCGTTCGGCATTGGCAGGCAAATTGTAGTACATCTCTTCCGCCAATTCCTTGAACGCTTGGCTAACCGCCTGCAAGTCGGTGGGCAGATGTTCGTAACTGAAGAATTGCATAATCTCGGCGGACATCAGGTGTTCTTCTCCCAACTCGGTCATAGGATGTCTGTATCTAAAATACGCCACGTCTCCAGCGCGCCGGAAGCGATGGCGATGTTGTTGGTGCCCATAGCCCCTTCAGAACGCGCGTCACGGCGATTGCGCACCGTCAAGATCTCATCACCAGGATGCTGCAGCACCCAGGCGATGTATTGCAGGCAGCCCAGCACGACGCCGTTCGGCACGTCGGCCGCCGACGCATAGCCCGCCCGGTAGGTCGCCAGCATCCCGGCATTGGGCCGATATTCAGAACACGGGTTGCAGCAATTGGTGAGATCGAGATAGCCGTAACGTATCGGCATCTGAAAACTGCGGGTGCCGGGCTTCACCCGTATCGGCATGTTGGTGCCGGGATGCTGGCCGCCGGAGATGTAGACGATGCCGTCGGACACCGCGTACTGCAGCCGCACCCGATAATACGGCTTGACCGGCACCAGCCCAAACGACGGCTGCAGATGATAGCCGTAGGGGCTGGCATGGTGATGGTGCCGTGGAAAGGCAGGACCGTGAACCGGCTCCTGGATGACCTTCTGCGCCGACAGCAGCAAGCCGGTGTAGAACTCGGCAGCCTCGACCGCAGCGGCGCGGTACGTCGCCAGCAGCGCGTCAGTGGTGCCGGGAATGTCGTCGGTCTTGGTGTGCTGCCTGATCAAATCGAGCGACAACCGCCCGCTCCAATCGAGCGGCGTCTCGGTGCCGATGATAAGCGGGACCGGGTCGCCAGCGGGCTGAGTCGTCGTCGTGTTCAGCACTTAGCTAGCCTGATGTCGTAGCAATCGACGCGATTGTAGCAAACGTTCTCGCAGTCGATTGCGCCCTGATAGACATTGAGCCGCCAGACCTCGCACAACTGCGCTGCTGGCGTGACCTGCAACGGAAACGACACGCGATTGTAGTTGTAGTTGATCTGCACGCCGTCCTGCAGCACCGACACGTGCGGGGTGTTGGCGACGTTGGTGATCGGCTGGCCGACGCCGACAATCGCCTCGAAAACCACCGCTGCGTTGATGCCGTCGCTGACCGATGCATAGAAGCGGTCGATGCCCTGCGCGTTGGCCAGCGGCGTGTAGACGAAGGTGCCGCTGGGGTCGATGGCTACGCTGCCTTTCTGCAGGCCATAGGGCCAGTACACCAGCTTGAACGTCAGCGGGTCACCTTCGGGGTCGGTCACCAGGGTGCCGAGATCGCCGTTCAGCACGGTGTTGATCGCGGTGGTGAATGCCACCTGGGGTGCCGGTTGGGGCGGGAGGTTTGCTCCACCCGACACCCCGCAGGTCGCTTGTTGCTCAAGCTGAAACTGCGGGACGCAGTGCAGCCTGCCGACATTGGCGACCCACATCGTGTAGTCGATGGCGATCTTCTCGGTGGTGCCCGGCCGCATCTGAATGACATCGCAGCAGCAGGTCTGACAGGTGTCAGGCGTCTGCACTGCCGGGGCCGCATCGATGGTGAACTGCAGCATAGCTCTACGCCTCCAATAAGACCTCGGCAGTGTGTCGATCACTTAGTCGTGGTATTCTCGGTCTTCTGTTCCGGCACATTGGCCTGCCCGAACGCCAATGCCGTCGGCGGGCAAGCGAAGCAGGCTGGCACCGCCAGCGGCAGAGCGTTGGACCCGCCGCAAGGCGGCGTGCAAGTCGTTGGCAAAGTCATTTACTGGTCCTCCTTTAGAGACTCGTTGCATTCGGCGATTTCCGCCGCCGTCATCGCCCGCGCCCACTTCCGGTTGATCAGTGTGCGTGCGATTTCAGATTTGAGAACGACGTACATCCCCTGCTCGACCGGCCATTCGACCTTGAAGTAATTGTCGTCGGAAGCCTTGAACCGAAACCAATTGGTGGTGCCTTTCTCGACGCCGTTAATGTGCAGCATGACAACGCCGGTCAAGCCCGACTTGTTGCTGCCGGTTACGGGATCGAGAGGCTCTTTGAATTCTTCAGCCAACGGCGCATCCAGTTTTTGACATAGCCAGGGCTGCTCTTCAGTCGCACCTGGGCACGCACATCGGTGGCGACATCGATCTCCTGCATCACCTGGATCTCGCCGTCGATGTCGGCGGTGAACTTCAGGGTCTTGGTGCGATGCTGATCGGTCAGCCGCATCTGCAGCGGCGTCAGCAACATCGGCTCGCTGGGGCCGATGGCGTTCAGCTTGTCGTTCAAACCCGGGATGAAGGGAATGAAACAGTCGTTGCCTTCTTCCCGGGCAAACACGAACAGACGTGCGAGGTCGGCAGAGCGCACCAGCTTCGCGGTGAGTGTAACCTCATCACCGTGAGCCACCGTCAGAGCCTTGCCGACCTCGACACGCATCAGTGCTGCGGCCCGTGCAGGGTCACGACACCGATCAGACTGGCCCCGCCAGCGGTCGGCACGGCCTGGACGAACGCACCCACCGGGCAGGGAATGCCTGCGGTGCAGCGCGCTCCCTTCTTGGTGCCCGAAGGAACGGTGATCGTGCTCTGCGGCCCCGGCACTGCGCCCCAATCGGCGACACAGGTCAGAACCTCCGGCACGTCGGCAAAGGTGCCGGGCACGCACGGGTCGGGGCTCCCGGCGGGAGCCGCCTGGATGTTGATCACGGCGTCGGCCGCGAGATCGGCAGTGACCGTGAAGGTGAAGGCGTAGCCGTTATAGCCGCGCACATCGACCGGGTGCGACGCAGTGCCGTCCCAAGTCAGGACGCCCGCGTTCTGAATCGCGTAGTTGAACTGCATGGATGGGTTTCCTTCTGAATGAGGGGATTACGGCCCGACGTTGAGGATGGTGGCGGCCCGGCAGCAGCCGATGAAGCCGCCATCCTCGGCCCCGAGCGCATAGGCCACGCACCACGCGCTCGACTTGCCTTCCCACTGCTCGATCCAGAGCGGCCGTTTGCTGACGGCGTAGTACGCCATCTTCCAGTTGCCCACCGCGCAGAAGAAATCGCCGGAGATCAGCGGGCTGCCGCCAGAACCGACAGTGAGGTTGTGCGTCGGGTCGAACAGGCAGTTCGAGATACGGATGTTCTCGCTGACATTGGCAGGCGAGTACGCCATGATGCCGTCGCCGAACAAGAACCGGCCGATGCTGTCGGTCTGGGTCGCCAGATGGGTGAACGCATTCTGGTGCATCACCGCCGTGATCGGGCCGCCGTACTCCACCGGGATCGACGAGTAGATGGCGCGGAATTCGACGTGCGTCACCGCCGCCGACGCCGTGGTGCGCACCTGGAAGCAATTGTCGGCCTTCATCCAGCCCAGCGGCATGTTCTGGCCGTCGCCGATCATCAGTGCCTGATTGCGCGCGATGCGGTAGGCGCGCTGCGCCGCCCGGTACATGAAGCCAAGCAGATCGTAGTTGGCTTCGGCCAGCACTTTGCGCTGGAAGCAGAACACGCCGCGCCAATCGTAGGTCTTGCCGTTGAGATACTGAATGTTGCCCTCGGGGCCGAACTCAGCATCGCATTTGGCATCGCAGTCGTACTGACCAATCGCGCCGTAGTCGTTGACGCGAGGATACATGAACGACGACTTGCCGACGGTGACGCTGGAATACAGATCCAGCAACTCAGCGCAGGTCACGATACAATCGATCTCGATGCCGAGCAGCTCCGGCGAGAAGAACGCCGAATCCAGCGACGACGCCTCGAACGCCTTGGTCTCCATCTCGGTGAACGAGCGAATGATCTTCTGGCGCGGCTCGATGCCGACCTTCATCAGCTTCCTGACCGCCGAGCGGTAGTGCTTGGCGACGATCAGGTTGTCTGTGTTGGGGACGAACTCGTCCTCGGTGCCGCCCTTGAACAGAAACGCCCGGCGCTGACACTCAATGGCGGCCCGGGTGTCCGAATCCTCCAGATCCTTGCCGCCTCTGATGATCGGGGCGTCGAGTTCCTTTTTGATCTGGTCGTACGCCTGGGTCAGCGTCTGCAGCTTGACGATCTGATCGGCGTACTCCTTGCCGTGCTGCTCGACCGTCTTCTTGAGGGTCTCGTTGTCGGCTTTGACGCCGGAGTAGTGGTTGTTAAGTTCAGTGTATTGCTTGTCGATGTCGGCCTTGGTCTTCTGCATCGCCGCAGTGACATCAGCCAACTCTTTCAGCAGCATTTCGGCGGCCGCTTCGCCGGTCTTGATATCGGAAGGGGCTTCCTTGGTGATCATCACCCCGCGATAGATTTGCGACTTGTCGAGAACAGCGGTCTGCATGATTGCAGATTCCCTTTTACTGGGGGGCGCTGCCAAACACGGCTCTGGCCTTCATGACCTGATCGCTGGCAGCTTTGAGGAATTGCGCGCCCAGCATGGGACGAGCGGTCGGAGGTTCGCGCCTGCCAGCAAGGGCATGCGGGAACAATTCGGGCGAGTTGCGCATCAACTCAAAGAGTTCGTGCGCCTTGTTGCGGCCGGGCACCACGCCCTTGGCGACCAGCCACTTCTCGAACTCGGCGGCAGTCTTCACCGAATCCAAAAACTCTTCCTGGGTTTTGTAAAAGTCCATGGTGGCGTCGAGATGCGCCGGGAAGGTCACAATCGACACTTCCATCAGATCGCCTTTCTCGACGACGAGGATGTCCTGCTTGGTGACTTCGTCCTCGGCAAACTTGAAATCCTGCAGCCGGAAACCGACCGAGAACGACATGCCGCCGGTGTCTTTGATGATCTCGTAGAGATTCTGCGCAACCGGTGTTTTGTTGAGCTGCCCGCTCAAGCGCAGCTTGCTGTTGACGGTCTTCATCTCCTTGATGACGCCGACGATGTCCGCCCATTTGTGGTGCGCCAGCAGCCGGATGCCGTTCGGCCCGTAGAACCCTTTGGTCCTGATCGCCTCGTCGAACGCCCCGGGCAGCACCTTGTGGCCCATGGTATCGACCGACGGAGCCGACGCGGTGCCGGAGATGTAGCCGTCGGGCAACGTGGTGATGGCTGTCGCCTCGGCACCGGCGTTGATCTCCTTGGTCTCGATGCCGCAATCGGCCGGTGTCGCGGTGATCAACTGGCCAGCTTTGTAAACGGCCATGCGCGTATCTCCTAAGAAGCGTGAAACTGAACGACGTTGGGCGGGATCTGCTGCTGCATCGGCATGGCTTCGCCGCCGGGCTCGACCTTGTCGCCCGGGGTTGCCCCAACTTCTTCCGCCGATGGCTTGGTGGTGTCGGTGCCGTCGGGAGCCGGGGCCATCGGCGTCACCGACGAGCGCGCACCGGCGATCAGCTTGGGCAAGCTGTCGTCGGGCGGGAAGCCCAGGATGTCGCGCTTCTCGTTGGTGGTGAGAAACGTCACCAAGGAGAGGCTTTCGCCGAGCTTGGCCCGTCCCGTCCACATCGCCGGGATGGCGTCGTAGTCGAAACAGATATGACAGCCGGGCGGGCAGATGGCGGCAGTCATACCGGCGCTGATGGGAGCCAAGTACGACGGCATGACTGTGTCCTGCCAGAACGCGAGGCGGGACTCTTGGTAGTTGTTCGCGTACTTCGCAGCGTCGGCAGACCCTAGACCGAGCAGCGCGATAGGTACCCCGAACACTCCCGCTACTTGGCGGGTCATGTCATCAAGCGGGAGCTTGGTGTGGATGTCGGAGAGATCGTTGTCGAGGGTGTGGACCTTAATGTCGGTGTTGTAGAGAAACAGGATGTTGCCGCTGTTCTCCTCGGCCGGTCCACTGTCCTGCAGATACTCGGTCAGCGCATCGCGTTGCGCCTTGGTGATGGTCTTCTCCGACGCGATCACATAGCGGACATTGGGATGGCCATTGGCGGTGTCGAGCGCCCGCTGCATCAAGGCCTGGATGATGGCCAATGGAATCGCGATGCACTCGATAGCAGCCGGTGCTTTATTGTATTCGACGAGGCCGGTAAGGGTTGGGAAAGAAATTTCAGCAGCATAAGCCTGGAGCTTAGATGCATTGCGCCTTGTCGGCAGAGTGGATTTGTTTGCACCTTCACCGTATTCATAGGCATCGACCGTTCCACGGTTGTTCAATATCCCCTTGGTATACTGCGCCGCCAGCGGGTAGATCCCATTGGGCTGGCCGCCGGAGCCGACGCCGACCTTGAAGTGGGCGCGGGCATACAGCATTAAATTGAGCGCGATCCAGTACCGCAGCGAATGCGCGGTGAAGGTGTCATTTGGCGAACACAGAAGGCTGTTAATGTTCTTGCAGACCGTCGCCCCGGCGCGCTCGTTGGCGACGACATCGGGGTCGGGCTCGCAATACCACGGCACCGACTGCACCGCCGACGCAACAAAATTGGTGACGCGGTAAAGCTGCGGGTTGGTTCGCTGCGAAATGTCGGCCGTGGCAATGGCGGCGTGCGACAGGAAGCGAACGGGATAGCCCGAGATGTGATAGATCGGGCTCAGCGGCTCGTCCTTGACGGAACGATCTGGCCGCCGTTTGATTATCCAGTCGCGCACGGTCTGCTGCAGGTTCATGCTTGAAAGATGCCCCCCAGCCCCCCGGCCCCTGACGAGCGTGGGCTAAACAGACCGGCGCACATTTTGACGAAGCTTCAGTGTTTGTGACTGCACGACGTGCGCCGGGGCTTGCTCCGGCGCACGCATTGGGCTGGGCGGCCGCACATTGGCGCGCTGCTGCTGCACGAATTGCACCGACGGCGACGGACGCCGCGTTCCAACCCCGGTCGAGCTAAACGAACGGCCGCCGCATCCACCACACGCCATTATTTGCTCCTAATCCTTATTTACACGATGGAAACGGTGTGTGATAAACGACTATGCACCGTATCGATATCACAGGTCAGCGTTTTGGCCGTTTAACAGCCTTGAGCTACGCATCTGGACATTGGCGTTGTCGTTGCGACTGCGGTCGAACGACTACGGTCAGGAGCGATGCCCTGCGCTACGGCACCACCGTTTCCTGTGGGTGCTATCGCGAAGAACGAAACGTGGGGAACAACTTCGGGAGAACTCACGGCGGCAGTGGTATGCGTGAATACGCATCGTGGAAAGATATGAAAGCTCGCTGCTCGAACCCTCGCGACACAGCGTTTTCTAACTACGGTAAACGTGGAATTCGCATTTGCCGACACTGGCTTGGCCCAAATGGTTTTACCAATTTTCTGGCGGACATGGGCAAGTGCCCGCCCGGCTTGACACTGGATCGCATCGACAACGCCAAGGGTTATTTTCCAAGCAATTGCCGGTGGTCTACGCGGAAACAGCAACAACGTAACCGGCGAACCACCTTGCGTGTAACGATAGCCGGAAAAACCAAAGCATTTGGCGATTGGGTCGATCACTTCAACATTGTCTCGTTTAAAACTGCACACAGCCGCTATTTGCGTGGTTGGACGCCTGAAGCGGCGTTGACGACACAGATCAGCGGCAGGAAGGCATCGACGGATATCTCCGGCACACCGCCGCCTTGACCTTGGCCCTGACCGCCGGTGACTTGTTGGCCGCGCGCGACAGCGCGTTGGCCGCGTGTTTACGGTCGTGAATGGGATATTTGCGCTTGCCCGGCATCGCGAACGACGATTTCGGCAACGACTTGCGGCGGCGCGAGCTGAGTTTGGCCATGAGAACCTCCGGGAACGTTTTGTTCCATCACCGAGTTGTTTGTGTTCGAACAGGAGAACACGACGATGAACAACCCCCAGCCCAATCAACAGCAGTCCAACCAGCAGCAGTCCAACCAGCAGCTTCGCAGCAAGCTCGACCAGATTGCCCAGGCCAAAGACAATCCTCAGCGAATTCAGCAACTCGTTGAGGAAGCCAAGCAGGCGCTCGATCAGCAGCGCTGAGCGTCACCACAGTTTGAGTTTCAGCACCCCAGAACCGATGTCGTCGTCGGCCGACGGCTGCGTGACGTTGTCTTCGACGGCGTAACGCACCGCGTCCCATAAGTGATTGTTGGCATCGACCGGCGTGTTCAGGATCTTGCCGCTGAGCCGGTCGGTCATCCACGAATACAGCCGCGCCTCTTCGCGCATGTGCTCGCAGGCCGGGTCGATCCAGATGTCGTAGCCCTGCAGGAACAAGATCCCGCTCTTGAGCGAGCCCGGCCCTTTGCGCGCCTTCTGCGCATTGATGCCGCGCCCCTGCAGCATCTCAATCGCCTCCGGCCGCGAGCTGTCGCAGCGCACCAGATTGTCGTCGGAGTGAATAACGCTGCGCACCAAACTGGGAAGCCGCTCCAGCGAGACCGCGCCGACAGCCTCGCCGCAGATGTAAATCTGCCGGGTGGCCTCGATCACGTAGAGCTTGACCACAGCACTGGGATCTTTGGCGAAGCCGAAGTCCATGCCATAGAGCGGCGCGCAGTTCTTCGGCACGTCCAGGCGGCCAATCTTGGTGTTGGGAAAAACCTTGCTCTCGTGCCGGAGGTCGTACTCGCCCAGCCAGACGTGCCGATACCGCGCCGGGTTGCCCTTCTTGAGCAACTGCATCTCGTTCGGCATTTCAGTCTTCAAAAAATACGGGTTGTCGGTGTAATCGACTTTGGTGACGATGCTGTTAGGCGGCGGCGCGCCGTTGCGAAAATAAGCATCAACCGGGTCTTCCGGGTCCACCGGGTTCCAGGTCCAGATCAGTTGCGACCCGGCTTGGCGAATGGTGGGCAGCAGCACTTCCATCGACTTGGCGCTGATGGTTCGCGCTTCCTCGATCCAGACGATGTCTGCGCCTTCGAGCGAGCGAATGCTTTCGACATTGCGCTCCAAGCCCATGAACAGGAACTGGCTTTTGTTGGTGTTGTGAAAAATGTATCGGTCGGTGACCGAAAATTGATCGTTGAGCGACATGTCGTTGATGCGCTTCTCGATCAGCTCTTTGGAGCTATCGCGTATCGAGTTCTGATACTGGCGGGCACAGACCACGCGCTTACGGCTCTGACTGGCGACCGTCGCCAAATAAGTTGCCACCGCCCAGCTCTTGCCGCTGCCGCGCCCACCGTACAGCGCCTTGTGGCGGGCTCTGGCGAACAGCGTATCGCGTAAACGCACGCCCATATTGGCCTCGATCACACCGCGCGACGGCGCTTCCGGCGGCATCTCTACCGCAACATTAGTACGACGAGGCATGCGATGAGTGGGATACCCGTAACGAGTGTGCCCAGAATGATGCCGCGAAACAGCAGGCAGCACGGGCAGTCGGTGAACAGATATTGGGTTAGTTTAGCGGTCCAATGTTCTTCACTCTGGCACCAGAGCGGAGTGACATGCTTGGACGCCCAGGCCAGGAAGTTCGAAACACGGTTGTCCGCCCATTCGACCGGCGAATTGGGATGCGGGTCGTCGCTAAATTCCATAATCAGGAGAACAGATCGACGTGCTCGGCCTCTTCGGGCGTGAGCACCTCGTTGGTAACGTCGATCACCGGCGGCGCGTCGGGGTCGTCGATGTACGTCCCATTGGGAATGCCGACGACGTTGATGGTGTGAACGTGGGTATGCCGGTGCTCGGCGGTCTCCGGCACCTCGCGGCCATAGCCGCGCTTACGGTGCACCGTGGTCAGGTAGTACATGATGCAGCGCACGTCGCCGCTGTCGATCAGGTCGAACAGCCGTCCTTCGGCGAGATCGCCCATGGCCTCGCGCGCTTCGGCATGCGCTGCCGCCACCAGGGCATTCTTGGCGACGTAGTTGCGCAACTGCTCGCGCGTCACCCCGAGCGCAAGCGCCGCCGGGTTTAAGAGACCGCGATTTTCGATCAGCGCGTTGACGACGTTCTCCTCATAGAGAACGCTGTCGCGGTGCGCCTTAAGCGCACGTTTGCGACGAGCCCTGGTGCTGTTGCTTTTACTTCTGGGATGGGTGCTCATGCGTGCGATGCACTCCGGCCTGAACAGCCGGTCGTGCCCCAGGGACAGCATCTTCGGGGACAGCACGGTCAACCCGAAACGCGATGCCGTAACCGATTGACGAATCGCAGTATCACGCCCGTACAACCTTGGCAATGGTGGTGCGAATGCGCGCTCCACCCAACAATGGCATTAGCAGGGTGAGGCTTTTGTCCGACGATTGGGTCACAAAAGCCTCGATATTGCTGAGAATCTTGTCGTTGATCCTGACTTTTTCGCCGATTTTGTAGTTTTCGTTGAGAATTCCACTCTTTTCCGCGTCCATCAGCGCCTGGATGACCCGATTGGGAGCCCGCCACAGATTGCCGTTCTCGCCGCCCAGCACGACACGGTCGCTCCTGATGAACCCTTGGCATGCCCTGAGGATGGTCTTGTCGAGTTCCGAGAACGGCAGCAGCAGGTAACGCGAGAACAACGGGTACTTTCGCCACTGCGCCGTCCCCTCGACGACCTGCATACGCAGCACCTGAGGCAGGTATGGGTGCTTCTCGAAACGAATCAGTTCGTTGTAAGCAGTGTACTCGCGGCTCGCCTCGGTGACGAGCGCGACCCAATCGTTGCGCGCCATAGTACCAACCCCTGGATAATGTTGTGGAAGGGGCTAGTTGTCGCTTAAATTAGTGGCGGCGTCGAGGCGTTGTGCGAGCCTTTTGTCCTGGTGGTACTGAGGATGTTGGTACTGAGGATGTTGGTACTGAGGATGTTGGTACTGAAAATGTTGACAATCAGAATTGAGTCCCGGGTGGGATGAGGGGGCCGCCCGGGAAGTGGAGGTGAGGGAGTGAGTTGTGAGGGGGAAAGCTTCGCCTTCCTATGCCTATTCCCCGATCATAGCTAAAGCCTAAGCTTCCGGCCTAGGCTTTCAACTTAGGTGACCAAGGCCTAGGCCTTGGTCACCGTGTGCCACACTAAAACAGAATGTCATCCCGGGAATAAAGCGGGGCGGGTGGACCGCCCCGTGCCTCCATGTCATCTTGCGCTTGAATGCAATCGTCCTCAAATTGACACTGTGATTCGTAACGCAGGGTTTCGACGCTGTCACCTAAATCGTGATACATTTCATGGATTGCGTCATATCGTGAATTCCACTCAATTTCAAGTTCCTCACGGGCTGCGTCATATCCGTACATTTGTTTAGTTCCTTTGCTATCTGCGTTCCAACAATGCTTATATGACATAGTGTCTAATCCAATGCAATAGGCTAGGCTGATTGTTTTTACAAATATTTTGGACGGTGCCTTTAATCGGCCGATAGGCTATCGACCGACAAAGCGTTAGTGTGAAGACTCCAATGCGCAAGAAATGGATTCCTCCTACCTTGCGATAGCTAATGTTAACCATGTTCATGGTATGACACCGTTTCAACTTCCGGGTTCCAACATGCACGGCAATCGCCGCATGAATTGTCCTGGAACCGAGCGGGACAATCATGGACACCGTCCCGCACCGTATCGCCGGAATGGACTTCGCTAGCCCATTTCCATTTCGTAGTCGCGCGACCATCAATCATGGTCGCACTAACGCGCGGGATTAGATTGGGCGGGATAGTTCCGCCTTGCGTGATGTAATCCAAAAGCATTTTAAGCTCACGCAGAGGAAGCCAATGCTTAACCTTGGGCGTGCGGCGCGCCACTTCACAAATCATGCCGAGATGCTCTACGCTTTGAACATCCCCGCTATCGTGCCATCGATGATAGCCTTTGACGATAGGCTCGCCCCGTACCTTGCCCGTGGTTTGAGCGTGGTTAATCATCATAACCATGGCCGGAATCCAGTGCGGCGAATCCAAGGAGGCTAACCGCCTTTCTTGCGCGGTTTTAACGCTAGGGTACTGATAATTACCGTTCAAAGCGTAGCATTTGTTGCAAATGCTGCCTTTAACTTTGTGGAGCTTGCTTCCCGTCTTGCAAGCTTGCGCGGGAATTCCGTAAGTTGTTCCCGGCATTTTGCTGGCTTTGCCGATAGTCCATGCATTTGCTCGTGCCTGTTTTAAGGTAGTGATTTCCATTTGCCTATTCCTTTCGTTTGGTTTCGATAATGAATAGAATAGACATTATGTCTAATCATTCAAATCACAAACCTGTGATCGAGAAAAATTCTTTTGTCCAAAAAATCGCACTTGCAATTAGACACGATGTCTATATATTCACGATTGTCAGAAAGGAAACGGGCAATGCACATCGCGGCCAAAACGGCAATCATCTCGGACAACCTTGGTCTTAATGACCCGGAAGTCGCGATGTGCGTTTGCATGTTCCCTTTTAACCTGCCGCGATATATCGATATCGCTTGCAAGCTTATTCACCTGTTCTTCTAAACGAAAGGAGTCAAGACCATGCAACGATTCAAATATAAAGACCCGTGGTGGCTTGTCGATGCAGACCACAACATCAAGCGCAAGTTCGAAAGCTACGAAGCTGCTAAAGCCGCTGGCGTCCGTGCCTATTGGCGCAAACGCAATGCAGGCTACTACGCTGAGGACTCGTTTCACCTGCTTAAGGCAGGCGAATACTACTCGGTCGCCAGCATGATCGAAGCTGACAAGGAACGAAGCTAACAAAAGGAGTCAAGACAATGGACTTGGTTATGTTTCTAGTCGGGTGTTTCGCCATTGGCGCGCTGCTAGGTGAGCTTGGTTATGGCCTATGGTCCCTGTGCGTTGCCATTGCAGCATGCAAAAGGAATGGAGGCTAACATGCTTTGCGCTGGCCTATTGCAATTGATTAGACACTATGTCTATATAGGCTTATAGCGAAACGCAAACGAAAGGAACCGAAACAATGCGCGATCACTATCAGGAAGTAACCACGCGAATCTTGCAGCAACTGGAACTTGGAGTCGCGCCGTGGGTCAAACCATGGTCGACGACTCCCGGGCAAAATATCCCGGGCAATGCCGTGACCGGCCGCAATTATAGCGGCGTAAACGTGATTTTACTTTGGCTTGCGCGGGAGCGCGGTTGGCCTACGCCCAAGTTCCTAACCTTTAAGCAAGCGCAAGAATTGGGCGGACATGTGAGAAAAGGCGAGCACGGGATTCCCGTTTACTACGTGTCGAGCTTCGTTCCCAAGGCCGAACGCGATTCAGAGAACCCGCGCCGCGCAACTATGATGAAAGTCTACACCGTATTCAATGTCGCGCAATGCGAAGGGCTGCCTGAAACGCTGCTAACTAAGTTTCAGCCGGTCGCACGGCATAGTGACGAACGTGATGCCACGGCCGATGAATTCATTGCAGCCACGGGTGCCACGGTAAACGAAGGCGGCGATTCGGCATACTACAGTCCCGGCCGTGACAAGGTTAACTTGCCAGCGTTTGAGGCCTTCAAGAGCGCCGCGCACTATTACGGAACCGCGTTCCATGAATTGATCCACTGGACGGGACACAAATCGCGTTGTGACCGTGACCTACGCAATCGGTTCGGCGAAAAGGCCTATGCGGCAGAGGAACTAGTTGCTGAGCTTGGAGCGGCATTTCTCTGCGCAGAGTTCAATGTAAACGGGCAATTGCAACATGCCTCGTATATTGCCCATTGGATTGAACTACTAAAGAACGACTCCAAAGCGTTCTTTACCGCCGCTAGCAAAGCGTCAAAGGCGATTGAATTCTTGCGTGGCGTTATCTCGGCAGAGGAACTGCAGGAAGCAGCGTAAGCTGCTTCCCTTTTTCCAAAAGGAACTAAGCCTATGAAAGCTTTTCTAATCGCCGCCGCGTTGCTAGGTAGCGTGGCCATCATGACCGCCTCACCTGACAAACCCGCAACCGCAATGCCCGAGGTACTCGTGGAGCACACGCCCCTGATCAGCGAACGTGACGCCTTCACTGCTAAGCTTGTCGCCTTGGGCTTTACCGCGCAAGCGCACCCGGAACCAACGCCGCATAGCAAGCATCATCGTTGGCCTAGACGCGGCCGCCACCATTTCAAGCGTCACCACCACTAGAAACTTTTTTCAAAAATTCTGCAAAAAAGACTTGCAATCGATTAGACACCGTGTCATATATGGATAGTCAGAGGCGAGGGACTGCAGCCCTTGCCTCTGACGGACGCAAGGCCGGTTCCCGCAAGGGGAAGGGTCAAGAGAGCGGGAACCGGCAGGGAGCTTGGTTCCGGGTCAAGGGGAAGGGAAGGAAATCCCGGAACCAAGCGAAGCGGGGAGGTTGGCAATGGGGCCAGCCTCCGGCGGCCCGGGAGGGCCGTGCGGCAGCGAAGGCAGCGCGCGATGGCGCGGCGGCCGCCGCGCCATC